CGTCGTTGCGGGCTTTGCCTTCGCGGAGAACGACCAGTTCACCCAAGGCAACACTGCCAGCAGCGACGGCGATGCCGCGTGAAGGGAAGGTGCCGGAGCCATCGGCGTCAGCGAGGAGCCAAGTCCCAGCAGCACTGAGATAGACAGACTCCCATTGGGCGATGGTGGCACCGGCGGAGAAGCCAGTGATCACGGCACCTTGGTAGGTGTCGTCCGTGGAGGCGAGGTCGCCGCTATCGATGTCCATGGACACGCTGGACAGCGGGACGATAAACGTCTCGTTGACGAACTCGTCGGAGTGGATTTTCAGGTAGGCTTGGCTGGGATCAGCGTCGAGGGGCAAAAGAGTGCGGGGCATGGTAGTAAGGTGTGGAGGGTTGTATGATCTGACGGAATGTACGTCGTTTCAGGAAAATAAAAAGGGAATATTTAGGTTTTTGTTTCCTGCTCCTGCGGCGTATCAAGAAAAAGTGCCGCTGGGGTTTCCAGCGGCACTCGTTAGTTTACTCAGCAGGAACCACCGGCTCAGGAACCACCGGCTTATTCTTCTCCGCCTGATAGGCGATGAGGTCCGGCAGGCAGAGCGCGACGGCAGCAAAGGCTTCGGCAGCGGAAGGAATCAAATTCACAGCCTCCCAAAACGGAAGCCTCACTTCCCGCCGATCAGACAAAAGCCGGTCGCCGGTAGCTTGGTCAAATGGGACATACTCAACATAAATTGAATCTTGTTCGCCCATGGAACGCGCACTGATGGCAAGGTCCATGATGTAGATTTCGTTGTAAACTTTCGACGGAACTTCAGGACGTTCTGCCGGAGTATCGAGTGGGATGGTAATAGTGGCCATATGTTATTAGGTAGTGGGTTGTTCAGCCTTGGCCTTGTCGGCTTCGGCTTGATCGATCTGAGTCAGGATGGCGATTGCTCCTTTGAGCTGCGTCTCTTCGGATTCCAACTGCTTAAGCCGCTCCCGCAGATCATGCTGCTCGGCGAGGTTGGCGTTGCGACTGGTGACTAGGTTTTGTTTGTAGGTTGGGGTCATGTGTGGGGATTGTTATTTAGCGACTTAGAGGATAACCCAGTTGGTTCCGTCGCTCATGACGATTACCTTATTTGCGCCACCTCCGACAACCGTGGTCCCTTTACCAAGTGCGGCGGTCATAGTTGCGTCACTAACTCCAACCAATGATGGAAATGCATTTGATGCTGCTGCTGGCAACGTAGCCACAGTCAATGCTGTTAATTTTAAAAGATAGCCAACAGCAATGTTTCCAGTTACAAAAAGACCATTAGGAATTGAAATATTGCCACCTGATTGAATTGTCATCCGCACCACCCCGCCAGTCACAAAATCAATCGGCTGCGAAGCTCCAGTCCCGGCCTGCTCCGTCCCGATCCGAAGCGTGTTGGTGCCTGTTGGGAATCCAAACGTCGCTCGCTCGTAATTGGTTCCTGCTGTGTCGTAGGAATCATAAACCCGGAACGTCTGCGCTGCTGTCCCGTTCCGCTGGGCTAGGATTCCGGCGGCGTCTCGGTATACGCGAATATCAGCAGCCCCAAAACTTAGATAAGAAGAACTTGATAAATTGAGTCCAGCGACCGAAAACCAGTTTGCGTCTCCTCCGTATGCGCCTCCACCTAAATTGATAGAAGTTAATGCAACAAGCCCATCTTTACGAACGCTGAACTTACTCACCCCACCCACCTGCAAGTCCATCAGCAGAGACGCAGTAGGTACATTTGCCGTGTCTATGACGTTCATCTTGATGGCAGTAGGCGTCCCGGTCGTGCTTAACCAAGTAGTCGCCAGATCAACCAGACTCGTCGCTTGCGTCCCGGTCAGCGATTGGCCGGTCAGGGATGCCGCTAGGAACGTCGGCGCGTCCGTTTGGCCTAGGCCGATGGCGGTGCGGATTCCTGCGTCGTTGTCGGCACGGAGCATCGAATCAACATCGGCTTTTACGGTGTAGTCAGGCATAAAATTATGGGATCAGGTAAAGGGATGAACCGTCGGGCTGGAAGTAGTTGGTACCGTCTGACTGGATGTACGTAGAGACATCTTCGAGGATGTCAAGCCGCGCCTCCAGCGCGTCCAGCTTGCTGTCGAGGCAGCACATCTGGTCAAGGATGTCGGTGAGGAGGCTCATGGGTGTGTAGAATAATTAGCCGACGTTCCAATTAGTTCCGTCGCTGTAGACCGGAACTGTGGACAGCCCGGAACCTACAACCGCATTTCCAAATACCGGATTAAGTGCGTTATTGACGAATGCCCTCGCACCCACGCCAGCAGTTGCAGCGGAGGGAAGCGAGGCAACGGCAACCGGAGGCACCTTGATCCAAGACGTTGAGCCTGCTGCGGCTCCGGTGAATTTAATGCCTGCGCCATCACGGGCGATTGCGGGGAATGCGTCTGTGGTGCTGCCAAATTGCAGGCGATTAAAGTCATTTACACTAGAATTTGTAAGCCTCCAAATACCATCTGAAGATGCAATAATTTGCGAACTACTTGGCGCTCTAAATCCAAATGCCGCTGAGACTACCCCCCCAAAAATACCATTGCCGCCAGCATAAACATCCCTCGGCCTATTCGCCCCACTCGCGCCGATGTCGTAGAGGTTGTCTGTCACTCCCGCGCTCATCAAATGCCCATTAGCAGAAATCTGCCAACGCTCAACTCCACCGGAATACATTCGGATTGGTGAACTTGACCCAGCACCCAAGAACAAAGTCGCCCCGGCTGAAATGTCCATGGCCCTTGCTCCACCTGTCCCGCCTTGGTTGGTAAAGAGCCGCACGGTGTTTGCTGTCGTCTTCCAATCAATCTCAAACCACTCGTTTGCGGTCGTTCCGGGGAATGTGTTATAAACCCGAAACGCCTGCGCTGCTGTCCCGTTCCGCTGGGCTAGGATTCCGTCTGCGTCTCGGGCGAGCTTAATGGTTTGTGAGCTAACCCCCCAGCTTAGTGTTCCCGCAGTCATTTCATACTGCAACCCAGTGTAGGCGGTAGTATTAGTTAATGTGCCAGCCGGGGCCATTGCAAGCTGAATAGTATATTGAGCCGGACTCCAGACACCGACAGCATAAGATCCAGAAACTGGAAAAGCCACCGCCGGGTTTTTTGACGCCCCTGTTTCTGAAGCAGTCAAAGCTCCGGTCAGGGTTTGCGCCAGGAACGTCGGCGCGTCCGTTTGGCCTAGGCCGATGGCGGTGCGGATTTGTAGCTTCTCGCCAGTCGTTGGTGGCGTTCCGGTTGGGATGTCTCCGATGTCGATTGGCATAAAATTAGTTGTATTGGATTGGGGTGCCGTTGTAGGTTATACCGACACCATTGTAAAGCAGTTGGCTCGACGCTTCAAGGGCGGCGACACGCACCTCCAAACTGGCGGTCCCCCGGCAGAGGCAGCGCAGATTCAACAGCAGGTCGGTAAGGAGGCTCATGTCGTTTCGAGGGCAGCAACCCGCTCCTTCAAACGGCGGAGCCGTTTGCGGAGGCAGAGGTATTTCTGTAAAAGTTTGTACGCGGTCATGGCAGCATACGGATGATGGAACGGATCTTGGCGCGGCTGCGCGGCTTCTCGAAGCAGCCATCGCCGTCGCGGGACACGGTGCCGTCGGGTGACACCGGTCCACCCCCAGTGTTGTAGCCAATCGCCGTGAACTTGTTGCCGGGGAGGTCGTCCACGTACATCTCGATGTGGCTGAAGGAGTAAATGATCAAGTCCCCGGCGTGGAGGACTACCGTGGTCTTAGGCAGGAGCAGACTGTTCTGACGCGCCCATGTCTCCCACGAGTTGTCGGCGTGGAAGCAACTGGCCGACTTGCACCGCCACTTCTCCGCCTGCGCGGCGGTGAGGTTCAAAGCCTTCAAGACTTCCGGGTCTTTCAGCCACTCGCGCAACGCCCACGCCATCCCGGCGGCACAATACGGTTGGCGCTCCGCATACCCTGCTGGGTAATTGGTGGCTGTCCACAACGGCTTAATCCAGCTTGCTTGATTTTTGCTAGTCTCTACCTTGCCCACGTTGGTGCGGGCAATAGCGAGAAACTTTTTGCGCAATTCAAACGTGCTCATTTTACGATGCCTTTTTCCTTGGCGAAGAGGTAGCCGATCTGGACGAGTTGGACGATGACCCACGGAGCCACTTGGTTGCCAAACTTGGCGTTGACCCACAAGGCGACAGCCTCGGCCTTCTCCCGGTTGGTGTGCAAGGTGACGGAGGCGTTCTTGACGCGACCGAGGATGGCTTCCAAGTCACCGAGGCCGAGGCCCGGTTTGCCGTCTGCCATGGACAGCTTGAAGAACTGGTCGCGCAGGTAAGCAGAAACAGGTGACTCCCGTTTGAAGAGTTTGGCTAGGAAGTCTTTCATGGTTTCCAGAGGGGGGCGAAGGTTGGGCTGCGGCGGATCAGGTAAGCGTCCTCGGCCTGCTGTAAATCATCAGGAAAAGGCAGCAGGAGAGTCTCCTGCCCATTGAGCATTACCCCTTTTTCACGAGAAGCGCAAGAAGGCAGCACAAATAAAACTGCGGTCAGCAAGGGTAAAAATCTCATACTGGAATCACGTAGGGGTTACGGGATGACCTCGGCGACAGGAGGCTTGACGGTATTCCTCCACTTAATTCCAGAAATGATCAGACAAGACGCCACCTCGTAGCAGACGGCGAAGCGGTCGCGGGTGTCGTCCGTCGGGTCCCACTGGAGGGTTTTGAGGAACCCAAAGTACATCGAGTCCATGTCGTCCTGCGTCATGCCGGTCAACTCGTCGGGGATGCCGCGAGCCCCGCTGACGGCACGCGCCACCGAGGGGATGGCAGCGGCAAACAGCGAGAGCGCTTCTGGCACGGAGATGCGGCCATCGTCGGCCTTGGCCTCGTTCACCCCGTGGAGGATGAGCGCGACTGCGTTGACAACTTCGGAGAGTTCTGGGGTGTTGATCATATTTTTATGCCGTTGGGGATGGTTTCGGTTTGGTCACGTTGAAGTCTGCGGACGCGGAAATAGCACTGGGGGATCGGGCAGTTCTTGTACTCCTCGATGTCGGCTTTGTACTCCTGAATCTCTGCTTCCATCCTTCCAACCTTGCGGTTCAGGTTGACGACTTGGAAAAATAAATAAGTGACAGCACCGGTCAAGGTAGTGCCAATGGTGGCAACCCATCCTATCGCCGTCTTGATGATTTCAGTATCGTCAAAAGTCATGGTGCAACAGGTTCAACCGGGTTGAGGATCTTGAGTTTTTCCACCTCTGCGGCGGACGACGTCGCGGCCCGCGAGGTCTCCTCCTTGGCCAGAATGCGGGTGGTGCTTTCGGATGTGCGCCACATGGAGGTAGCAGCTTCGGTTGCGGCTTTGACACCCCAGTAGTTGACGACCTTGCCGGGGATGATGGTCTCGTCCTTGGCCGTGTCGGTGTAGGAGAGATTGCCCAGAGGGCCGGAGTAGCTGGCGGTCTCGCCAGACGACTTTGAGAAAATTGAACCGCCGAGCAGAACCAGTTGGTCGCCGGAACGGATAACGGGCCTGACAGTGCAGGCCGGAAGCATGAACAGGGAAAAAAGGAGTGCTTTCATCGGAGAAAGCCGGGGGAGGTTACCCTCCCCCGGCAATGTGGGGTTTCCGATCTTAGCAGGAAGCGCAGTCGCCAGCCGTCTCGTCGAGCGAGCAGGTGGTGTTGGCGCGGATGCGGATGGTCCGGGTGGTGTAGGAGCCCGCATCGAGGGAGGCACCGCTGAAGGTCAGGACGAACGACTCGGAAGTCGCGTCCGTGGCCTGCCAGGCGTCGATGGTGAACGTGGCCACTGCTTCGGTCACGCCGTCCGCGAAGGACACCGTGGTAGGCAGGGTGTTCGCGTGGGTGCTTGGGGTACCGGCGATGGTGATGCTGATGGCACCAGCGGTTCCACCGATCCGGCGGAACGGAATGCTCACGGTGCGGAGGTTGTTGCAGTCAGCAAGGATCGTGGTGGACTGGCCAATCACGATCACTTTACCAGCCGCTTCAGGAACCGCAGCAACAGGAGCAGGGATCGGCACCTCTTGTTTACCAACTTCCGCTGTGGCTGGCTCGAAGTCGAGAGCAGCAGGGATGTCAGGGGTGTCGGCGCAATCCACGGCCAAGTCGTAGCAGTAATCGACTTGAGGAACCTTCAACATGAAGTTGACGACCTCACGGGGACGACGCTCACCAAATACGGCGCTGATCTCGGCAAAACCACCCATCCAGGTGTTTTTGATGTTGCTCATCACGTCGCAACCCCAGCCTGCATCGCGGTAGCGTTGGTTCTGCACGCTGGCGACGTAGAGTTGGAACTCAGCGCCGGTCAGGATGGTGGTGGTGATGGAGCTTGGGTAGATCTCCGCGAGGTTGGTGTTCACTGGGCGTTCGCCGGTGGCACCATACTTCTGGATCAGGGCACGCAGGCCAGCCGCCGGGTTGTTGCCGGGGAGGGGCTCCTTGTAGAAAGGAGTGGCACCATCGGCAGACACGGAGACGATAGCGGCAAGCACCTTGTTAGGCACGCTGCAAGCGACCCCATACTTCGGATTGTGCCGGGGCATGATCTGACCGGAGGTCTCGGAGTTGCGCCAGATCCAAGGCTCTTGGAACTGCCATTGACCGCCAGCGGTGCCGGTGTCTTCCACTTCGACGTACACGGGCTTGTCCGTGGCGACGAAGGTGATCTTGCGGCCAGTGACCTTGTCTTGGTAGATCAGGGTCTCGTTCTGGATGCTGACGTCGAAGGCGTTGAGGGCGCGGGTGATGTTACCGGCACCTTCGTAGAAGTTGACTCCGACGATGGAGGCAAGCTGTTCCTTGTACTTCACAAAGATGGAAGCAGGCAGTTCGACGCGCAGGTTCTCGCGGGGGTCGATCTCGGACTCACGGAGCATTCCGGCCATCCAGTCAGCAGAACCCCAGTGCTGGGGCATCCGGCCAAAGTTGGCGGCGGTGTAGAGGTCTCCGCTCACGGGGAGCTTGGCCTTGCCACTGCCTTGGGCGACTTGGATCGGGGCTGCGTTGAAGCGGGCCTTGCTGATCTGCCAGCGGTATTGGTCAGCAGCGAACTGCGCCATCAAACCGTTCTTCACGGAGTCGTGAATGGCGGTGAAGTGGGCGTAGAACTCTTCTTTGCCGTGAGTCCAGTCACCAAAACAGATCGGAGGGATCGGCAGGCGGCGGGTGTAAGCACGACGACCGTAGCCTTCACGCCCGAGGTTTGGCACCGCACCATCAATGGCAGGGTTACAGGCTTCGGCGTTGGTGTTGGCGTCGGAGGTGATTCCCTTGTTGCGGCGGGTCCCATCGGAGTTGAGCAGGCTCACCGTGTTGGTGTAGTCGCCGGAACCGGGGGTGATGTCGATCAACCCACCAAGGTTGAGCAGACCGTCGTAACCGACAGCGGTGTGGTACTCGGTGACACCGTTGATTCGGGTGGCACTGGAAGGACGCATCGGCATGTGACGATCAATCGACTCTGCGAGAGAGGGATACATCATCCGCTTAATGCCGGTGATCTGCTGCACCTCAACGGACTCAATCAGAGCGCCGAGGGGGTTGCCTTGGGAGGCGAGGAGGTCATTGCTGGAGCAGGAGTCGGCGGCTGAAATAGCGACGCCTCCTGGACCGATATTGATAGTGGCCATGGTATTTGTAGTGGGTATATTGTGGTGGCTCTGTGTTGAGCAATGGGAAAGAGGCACGTCGTGCCATCTGCTTTGCGGCCAGGGTTCCCGCTTTACACCTGATGTTTTCCAAAGACCTGCACGAAGTGTCCTTTACAGTGCTTGATGCACAGTCGTCACAAAGGTTGCACTTGTCAAGAACTTGTGGGATAGTGCCGGAGATGGACAAATTCATTTATCTTTTATCAGATCCGAGCACGGGGCTTGTCCGTTGGGTTGGCGCGACGAATAATCCGAAACAGCGTTTCAACGAACACTGCTGTAAAACGGACAACGTGGAAAAAGCGGCGTGGATTAGCGACCTAAAATCACGCGGATTGAAACCCGAAATGGAGGTTCTCAGCGAAACCCCCATCGCGGAATGGGAGGAAGAAGAGATTTTCTTGATTATGTATCTCAGATTTCTGGGAGCGAACCTTCTGAACAAAGACGGAGGGGGCGTGTTGGGGCGAACAAAGCGCACTCTGGAAACACGTAAGCGGATGAGTTTAGCCTCCACCGGTAAAGTGGCGTCCGCAGAAACGCGTGAAAAAATGAGTGCGGCAAAAATAGGGAGTACCCACACTCTGGAAACGCGAATGAAAATTAAGAATGCTAATACAGGAAAAACAGCTTCGTTGGAGACGCGCCTGAAAATAGGGGCCTCCAGCGCAGGGCGTGTTTGTTCAGATGAAACTCGTGCAAAAATGAGTAAGGTGAGGGCTGGACGCCCGATTTCTGCGGAGTCCCTTGCAAAAATGATGGATGGCCGCAAAAAATACATCGCGGCTAAAACTGCGGCAAAAAAGGCCGCAGACTCTGCTCTCAACATTTTGGCGTTTAATTAATTATGTGCGTATTAGCAGTGTGTAAAATGAACGACTTCGTATTGCGGGGAGCGGTACTTGCTGCCCCGGAATCAGGGTGGAAGATTCTCGTCCTGCCAGAGTCTGCCCAGCATCTCTCCGGCATTTGGGCGATGCACCCGTACCGCCCCAAGAACGCCAAGGCGGCGTGGCAGTCGATGATTGACTTCCTCGCTGCCAACGGGATGACTTCCAACGCGTTGACCGATGAAATCAAAATGATCTCCATCGAGCAGTGGTGCTCGCCGCAACCTCGCCTTTGCAAAGGCTTCCAGAGCGGCGCTCCAAAGGCAATTCTGCCGTGGGCACGCGAGGCGTGGGAGTCTGCCAACCGGGCGCTGTATAACGGTTTGAGCGACGTGGATGCACGAGCGGCACTGGCCGATATTATAAGCAACCTCACAACCTTGATTAACGGGCCTGACGGTTGTATCGTCTGCGCGTCCCATTGGTCAGTAGCCTTGATGAACAGCCCGCTGCCTGCTTCCCTTACTTTACAACAAGCCAGACACTGGCTGGTGGACATCCACAACGAGACGCGGGATGGCAAGTCGCCCACGCCGTTCGCCATTGTGGCTGCAAAATTTAATTGGACACTCCCCACATGACAAAACTCCAGCAGATCGACGCGGACAAGATCGTCACCTCCGTAGATAAATTCCGCCGCGAACTGTTCCCCTCGTGGGATCTGGAGCGAAAGATCGAAGCCTACGCCAATGGTGGTCCTCCCCCTTCGGACGACGACACCTGCGAAGACGACATCGTCCCGCTGGGATACGCGCAGGCATTCATGAGCAAGGAGATGGGGGTTCTGCTGGACCCGCTGTTGATGGAGCCCGGTGTCTTCCACTGCTTCCTGAACCAGCCAGCGGTCAAGATGCCTGCCCGCACCATGCAGGTGCAGACGCAGTTCAACGCCGCACTGAACGCAGCGGTGATGTCCCGCGTCATGCCTATTTTGCAAAACGCCGCCGGACGCTCGACTGTGACTGGGCGGGCCTATCTGTTCCGCAAGTCTCCCAACGAGTGCTTCCCCAAGTCGGGCCGCTTGATCCACCCCAAGGACGCCGGGATCGACGTGTTGGACGGAGAGTTCCGGGAGTGGGCGTTCGCGGAGAAGATCAGCCTGCGTGACATCGAGGAGCGGCTCAAGGTAGCCTCCAGTGGCAAGTACGGCTGGCAGAAGGAAGGACTGGAGAAGCTCAAGCTGTGGATCATGGCCTCTGAGGCGGAGAAGTACGGCGAGCGCAACACCGAGGAGTGGATGAGCGACTACGATCCAGACGCGTGGCTTGCGATTGACGCCTCCACTGACTGCTTTGCCGAGCCGGTAGATGTTTACTGGTATTTCAGAAAGAACGGAAACCTGACCAAGAACGACCCTCGTTACGGTGGCCACGAGGAGATTGACCTTTACTGCGTCAGCCGTTTCGGAGGCGAAATGGCCGTGGAGGAGAAGATCGAGTACAACATGCGCCTGAAGTCCTTGCGGGTCGGCGGCTACGATAACGAGACGGCACTCGACCGCTTTGAGGCCAAGCGCCGCAGCAAGACAGGCGAGCAGAAGGAAGCCAGCGACCGCAACGAACGCCTCATCTTCTTCATGCCGTCATTGTTCCGCTCGGTGGAGGAGTGTCTGATCCTCCATGTGGACGACGCCGCCATCAGCGGCGACCAGAAACTGCGGGAAGTCCGTGGCACCGGCAAGACTGCCATGCCCAAGCTCGCGGTGATGGAGGGTTTGCTAACCGACTTGATTGGCGGTCTGTCCTTCGCCAACCAAGTGACGTGGGCGGTCAAGCCTGGTGTCGGGCAGGAGTACATGGACCAACTCCAGCGGGGTGGGCTCCGCAGCGGACAGGCGTTCCCGGACGGGATCAGGCCGATGGAGAAGAACAACTCCATGACTGGCATGAACGCCGCCATGGGTGCCATCCGGATGCTGGACAACAGCGTCTCCGCCGACTCCACGGCCAACGCCACCGGCACGTTCGGCGGGACACAGCAGGAGTTCGCCGCGCAGGCGCAGGCCGAGTTGGCAGGCAAGCAGATCACCTCGTCCCGCCGCAGCCTGAACTGGCTGCTGACGCTCGACAAGTACATCGAGATGGTAGCCACCACCCTGTGCCGCCACTGGCCGAAACAAAAACGTGAGTTCCCTTGTTATCAAGACGCGGCGCGGCTGCGCATGATCCTGAAGATGGAGTATGGCATCCACGAGGACGAGTGGGACGCCGACCGATGGAAGTTCAAGGCGCGGCGCTTGGCAGGATCGTTGACCCGCCAGCAGTCCATCGCCGTCAACACCGGGTTGATGCAGACCGTGGGTCCAGTGATGCCTTCCATCCTGCCTTTTTTGGCCAAGGAGATTCTGCGGGCAACCTTGGGCGACGTGGTCGCCGAGCAACTCACCACTCCGCAGGAGGAGCAGGATCAGTCGCAACAGAAGAACGCGATGTACGCCGTCACCGCTGCGTTTGTCACCGGCCAACCTTTGCCTCCTCAACCGATGGACGATCCGATGCTTCACTCCAAGATCGCGTCGGAAGTCGCGCAGGGTCACATCAAAGCCGCCACCTCCGCAGGGATCGTCTCCCCGTCCGAGGTCGTCGGCGTCATGGCGGTGCTGGCCTACGCCGCCGCCCACGTCCAGCGTCTGCCTGAGCAGCTTGCCAAACCGGCCATGGAGCAGATCCAGCAGATGGGTCAAGCCATCCAGTCGGTGCCGGTGCAACAGCCTCAACAAGAGGGTGCCATGACCGAGAAGGAGAAGATGGATGCGCAGATCAAGATGGCCAATCAGCAACGCTTGCAACAAGACGGAGCGAACAAGTGGAAGCACAAAGAGATTGATGACATGATGAAGATGCGCAGCATGGCGAACACCGAGCGAGCAATGGACGCGCAGCAGAAAACGCTTGCCACTCAGCGGGCCAAGATGTATCAGGACATGGAAATTGACCTGAATGACGCCGACAACGCCGCCTTTGCCCCCGCTAATCTCTGAGGACGCCTTTGTGGCGAGTCCGGAGATGTTCCTCCTGTCCCTCAAGCCGGAATTCCGACGTCCACTGTGTGTCTACACACTGCGGCTGGCGGCTTACTTCCGCCTGAACAACCCGACCGACGGCGAGATGCTGAAGGCATTGGCGCAGATTGAGGGCATCGTTACCTCCTCGCTTCAGGCAGCTTCCAAGGAGCCTGAACTCCGCTCAGGTTACGCACCCGTCTAATTTATGGCACTCGATACCGAACTCCCCCCTGAACCGGAACTCTCCAACGGAGATTCTCCTCCACCCGTTGAACGTGACTACTCTGCCTTGGCTTCGCAGCTTGGGGTGGACATCTCCGGCGACACTCCGCCACCTGCCGATGCTCCCGCCATGCCGGGAGAAACTCCCAAGGCCGAAGCGCCCGTCCCTGCCGCTGAACCCCCTCACAAGGAGCACGTCCGCAAGCGTCTGGCCGAGAAAGAGTGGAAGCAGAAGTACGAGGAGCTTTATGCCGAGCATGAACCGCTGAAGTCCAAGCTGCCAGAACTGGAGAACCAACTGGTGGAGACCCGGACGCTCGCCGAGCAGCGGGCGGCACGCGCCAAGGAACTGGAGGAGGCGTGGAAGAACGAAGCCGACGCCTTCAGCCCGGACCTTGTTTACGAACTGCCGGAAGTAAAGGCCGCGCAGGCTAACTTTGAGACGGCCACGCAGGCGCTGTTCCCCGTGGACATCAGCAACCCGGATGCCGACGAGCCGGATCTGCGGTTCGAGCCAGCATCCCTGACGCCTGAGAAGTCCTCGGTCGTTCGCAGCATGTTGGACCACTGGGAGAAGGCTGAGTTCAACAGCGGCATCAACGCCGCCCGCCGCGCTGAAATCCAGCACGTCGCCTTGAGCAATATCGCCAGCCAGCTTGGCGTCCCTTCCGGTAACTTTGACTTGAAGGAGATCGACGGGGTGGAGTACCCAGTTTTGTCAACCCGCCATCCGGTGTACAAACACCTGAAGGCATCGGTCCGGCCCTTCATCGCAGCCCGCCAGCAGGTCGGCAGCGTGCAGGCTGCGGCCATTGAGAACAAACGCGAGTCGTTCTCCTCGGTGGTCCAATCCCGCGCCGATACCACCCGCAAGCTGTTCAAGGACACCGGCGTCGGCGTGACCGGCGACACCTTGAAAGCCGCGCTGGCTAAGACTCCGGGGAACCAGAACCTAAAGGTGATGGAGTTGATGGAGTCCCACCCCGAACTCCTCCAAGAACTCAACGCCAACATGGAGGCCGAAGCCGCCCTGAACGGACACTACCGTCCGCAGTTGGATTTGGTCGAGTCTGATCTGGAGTCCCGCAACAAGACGGCGCAGGCTCACTTGCACCGGATCGGTCAGCGTGCCGTCAACGCTCCGCTGGCACCCGTGTTGAAATCCTTGGTGCTAAAACAGCACTCCGAGATCGCCGACCTGAAAAAGAAACTGGCCGCGCTGGAAGAGGAAGCCTCGCGCACGCGGATGCAGTCCGAACCGGGTGCCGTCGGCTCCGGAGATGGCGTCGGCGATCCTGTCCGTCAGGACAGTGAGTTCGGGGCTTACGGTAAATACGCTCACCTTCTGAAACAATGACCCGCACCACCAAACCCGGATACGTCTACTGCCCTCCCGCTAATTACCGGGGGAACCGCAAGTACCCGTTTGAGATGCTCGTGGAGGGCGAGTGCATTGAGCCACCATACGCAGCAAATGACCTCGCCAAGGTCAAGTTTGCCGTCTCACGGTGGCGACGCCTCCACGGCGACCCGCTCACCATCTCCCACACCGACGCCGGGCTGGTGGTCGGATGGGCGATGGGAGCCGAGCGTGTCACGCCGCGAGAGGTGACCAAGCGCGGGCCGAAGAAGGCCAAGCCGCCTAAAACTGCACCTCGGAAAACTTCCGAAGCGCCGCAGTCCTGATCTTGTTGATCTCGACGTTAAACTCGGTCTGGGCATCTGGCTTGTCCTTGGCCAGCTTCCGCTCGTAAGACGCCATCCGCTCAGGGGTGAGGTACTCGCGGATCTTGACCCCGGCGGCGGCGTTCCATTTGCGGACGAACTCGTAATTGTCCATCACCCGCGTGCCGTCTTTGAAGCGCCGGGTGGTGGCGAGGAAGTTGGGGCTCATCTTGGCGACGAAGTTCAGGATAGGATCGTCGAGTGACGGGGCGATAACCCGGTGGGCCAGCGCCGGATAGATCTCTCCGAGCATCCCTTCCCGCTTGGTGTGGATCTCGCGCCCGAGGAAATCCTGTGCGGGTTTGTTATTGAAGGACGGGACGAACGGCACGTTGGCCAGCGCCCGACCTCCCCAGCCGAGGGCTTTCTGGTCCTGCGGTCCGTAGAGGATGGTGTTGATCTCACCGCCAAGGCGAGGCATCAGGACGTTGGACGCCAGCCGGGAACTGGCTTTGGACCAGTTGCGCAACTGACCGTCCGCAGAGTAGGACGAGCCACCCGCCAGAATGTCAGAGAGGTTCTTCATGACCACCGCTTCTTGGAAGCCCGAGACCGTCTTGCCAATCGCGTAGGCTATGCGGTCGGACTCGGCCTCGCCGGGTTTGCCGTAGCGGTTGGCGTCGGACCATGCGGCGATGGGGGCCAGCATCCCGTAGAACGGGGACTCTTGGAAGCGGAAGCCGGTGCCGCCGTTAAAGCGGAAGGTGAACGGTGCATTGCCCTTCTCCCGCCATGCCTTGTTCTCCGCTGGATCGGACGGACCCAATCCCGTGATGTAAAACTCAGCCTCGTCCTCGTCCTCGTCAAAGCTAATAGCCGTTTTGATAAACAGCCCGAGCATAATCAGCGATCCAATGGACGCCTTGGCCATGAGGTCGGTCTTCCGGTAGGCAGGGACTCCGCCCACGGGCTTGTTCCAGTTGCCGTACTCATTCTTACTGTTTAAGAGATAATTGGTAAAGCTCTCGGTCTCGTTGTTATTTTTGTTGATGGCGTAGAGACGGAGGAATCCGTAAGGCATCCAATCAAGCGTCTGCGAAAACGCCGCAATAGGCATCCGGATGGCGGGCAAGAGGAACTTCAGGGCAGGAATTTTCCGGGTAGCCGCCAGCATCAGGTTGCTGACCTCCCCGAAAATACCTTCGGTCTGGTTGGCGAGCGACCAGCGTTTGGCGTTCTCGCGGGCGTCCTCCAAGACTTCCTGCATCTGCTTTGTGTTCAACCCGAGGTTCTTGCCCAGCATCTCGTCCATGATCCGCCCCACGCGGATGCCACGCTCAGGCGTGCCTAGTCTCTTCTCGGCGATCTCGTCGTCGGCCTGCTTGTTAGCCTTGGCGAAGGCATCCTTGAAACTGCCGCCGTAAAGTGCGTCGTCAATCTCCCGCTGGATGGTGGCCGTACTGGCCGCTCCGCCCTTGGCCTGCATCACCTTGACGGCTTCGAGGACCTTGGACATTTCGTAGGCGGAGGTCCGGTTGAGCAAGTCAGATGCCACCATGGTCCGGCGGGTGTATTTGCCGAACGCCGCCATGGCCTTGACGACTTTCTGTGCGCTCTGTGGCAGCGCTTTGCCGTCCTTGGACCACAGGATCTGCGCGTCTTTGATGCGCGACAACAGTTCCATCCCGGTGTTGGCAAACTGGGAGGTGTAGTCACTCTCGTCCTTGGCCCTGCCCTCAGACCACATGAAGGAGGCGTTATGCTGCATGTTGACGGCGTAGCCGCGAAGCCACTGCCGGAAGAGAACTTTGGCGACAGCGAGGCTGGGGGCCGGAGTCACTCCCTTGGCGATAGCGTCGGCTCGGGCCGCTGCCGGACCAGAAATTGTGATGAAGATACCACTGTCGCTCGCAGCCTTGATGAACCCCCAGATGAAGTTCACTTTGAACGTCGATAGGATGCTCATGAAGATGTTGGACATGGTCCATTCTCCCAGCAAGCCGAGGGCGGTGATTCCACGGGCGGCGGAAATCGCGTCGAGGAACTTCCCTTTCATGATGTCCCTGGTCTCCTCTGTCAGGTGAGGGTCATTGGCTTGGGCGATCAGGTCGATCAACTCCTGCCGGAACTCATCAGTGAACTCCTTGGCGTCCTTGCTGTTGAGCAGCAGTTTCTCCACGTTGTCCGCAGTCAGGCCCCCCATCTCTGCCAGCTTGATGAGCTTCTCGGCCTCGGTCTTCTGCGTCTTCTTCTTGCCGATGACAGGCGTGAGCACCCGGTTGATGCGCTGGGACACCTCTTTTTTACGGGCTTCGGAGATGTACTTCATCGCCTCGGCAATGACCGGCCCCATGAATTTGTCGGCCTGCTCTTTAGTCAGGCCGAGGGCTTGAGCGAGATTGCCGACCTTCGCTTCGAGGGTGGTCTGGCGGTCCTGATCGCGGGCCATGCCGATGATGTCTGCAAGGCTGAATCCATACTCGCGGGCGAGGTATTGCAGTACGGTCTTGGGCTTCTGGTCGAGCAGTTCCTCGGCCTCGGATTGGTCGAGAGGAATCATAAACCCGCCACGCTTGGCCAGCTTGCGGCGCATCGCCTTGCGGTTTTTGCGGTTAATTGCGAGCCGGAATTTGCGGTCCGTGGCATTGAGTTTATTCTGTTGCTCCATCAAATCGCGGGACGAGCGTTGCGCCTCCATGCTGATTGCTTCAGATTCAGCGGACTGGTGGGCTACCCAGTCGGCTTCCGCTTTCATGTCCGCAGCCTGCGCGGCACGGACTTGGCTCTCGGCTTGCCGGATGGCAGCTTTGTCCTCTCCGTTTTTGAGCCGTGTCCAGAGGTCCTCATACTCCTTGGTCTTCTTTTTGGCGTCTTCCGCAGCCTTCTTTTTCTTAGCACGGGCGGCTTTGAAGTCGGCGATGACCATGTTCTTCTCGTCGATCATGTCCTGAAGGGCGCGGGCCTGCGCCTGCTGGCTGCGAATCCCGTCAGCCCGTTCGGCAGCGCTCTTGCGGAACTCTCCGGTCACTGCGGCCACGACCTTGTTGAGGGCGTCGGGGGAAAGGACCTTGCTCAGTTCGCGGCTAGGATCACGCAGCGAGGCTTCCAGTTGCTCGACCGTCTTGCCGGTCAGAGCGGCGTCCATGGCCACGTCGTTGACGCTGATCTTGAGGCGCTTCAGTTCGTTCTTCAGCACCGTGTTGAGTTGCTTCTCGCCGTAGGCTTTGCCGTCGGCGAACGACTGGCCGGTCAGCATCTGCATGAACCCACGGATCTTGTCGGAACTGGTGATGTTGGCAGATGCAGGATCAGACTGGAGCAGGTCGTAAACGGCCTGCACCGACTGCGCTGCCAGTTGCGGGTTGGCCACCACGAGGCCGAAGGCGAGGGTGACGTTGTCGCCGCCAGCTTTGAGGTCGGCGGGGAGCCCAGCCTTGGACATCATGGTGGAGACGATGGCGTCCACAAGGATCTCTTTGTCCGTCCGGGTTTTGGCGGGACTGGTGGATGGCTTGACGATCTTGTCGAGCAAGCGGTTGATCCGGGCGGCGACGATGTCTTGGATTTCCCCCTCGGGAGGAGCCTCTTTCGGGATCGGTGCAGCTTTCGGTTTGGCTTTTGGTTGAGGCTTTTTGAACTTGCCGGTCAACTCGGCGAGGCGCTTGTCGGTGGCGGCGACGGCGTCGGCAACGGTCTGACCGCTGTCCTCCATCTGTTTGATCATGGCCGCAAGTTGGGCGCTGCGCTCCTCCGGGGTGAGCGAGTAAGTCCCGTCCTTGCGTTTCAGGTAGGCTTTAAACGCGAGTAAAGTAGTGATTTCGTCGATGTCGGCGCTCAGTTCTGCTCCGAGGGTAGCTTGCCCCTCCAAAAACCACGCCGGGAGATCCTCCATCGTCTCGGCAGGTTTGACCTCGTCGAGGACCACCTCGCCGACGTTGGAGGTTTCTTCCCCCCTCACCACGGCGGCTACCCGCTGGCCGAGCATGGACGTCATGGCGTCCTCGGGGGCGGTGTTGATCGCCTCGTTGCCTAGACCCTCCATCTCCTCTCTGACGGTCGTGGCGGCTTTGTCGAAGTCGTTCTTGACGTTCTGCTTGCCGTCGAAGGGCAGCAGTTGCTCGTACTGCCGCACCGTCATCGCGGGGGTGTTGGCAATGCGGTCGTAGAGGTCAAACGCCTTGGCTTGACGACCACCAATGGCGGCTTCTTCTGCCATCATGGCGGCGACCCGGTCGGCCTCGCGCTTGGCGAACGCTTGGGACATTGGGTCAGTCTCAGGGTTGGTGGACTCGTCCATCAAATCCCTCACGTACATGCCGCCGTAAGCGCCGTAGGTCATGTCTTGGTACTTGCGTCCGGCGTTGGTCCGCAAGTCCTGAATGAACGCCATGTGCTGGGCCACTGTAAAACCCTTGTCCACGTTGTCGTTGTAAAGCGAGAGCGCTTGGTCTCTGGCATCGTCCATGGTCTGCCCCTCGTAGGTCTGGTTTTCCATCAGCACGCGCACCCGCGTGCCCGCTTGGTTGCGAGCCACGTTGGAAGGCTTGGTGACGGCGGGGGCGAGGGAGAAGCGGATGTCTGGAGTGGCAATGTCAGCTTTATCCAACAGGTACGCTTCTGCTTTTTGTTGCGCTCCGTACTCCCCAGACGGAGGGCCGTACTCCATAAACTTTACTCCGTTAAACCCGGCGGCTTTAAGTTTTTCAAGAAAGTCGCCTTGCCTGACGCTCTGGAAATGAGACCACAGTGGGTAGTCACCTTCTTGTTTGAAATCGCTGGAACTAACTTCTACGCCACCTTTGCGAAGTTCCTTTACGAGATATGACAGCGTAACGCTGCGGGTGTCTAACCCGGTCAAATCTAATACGCGCTTATCGTCGATTACCTTTTCTCCGACATCTTCTCCGTAAGTCTTGGCGTAGTCGGGGCTGGTCGTATAATACGCCATCGGAGACGTCGATGACCTTGATGCTCCTCCTCTGTAAACACTAACAAGATTGGGTGCGGCGGGGGCGAGGGAGAAACGGATGTCCGGGGATGTGGTGTTAAACCGCTGATCGAGCGGGACGCCGGTGAAGGGGTCGGCGGATTTGACCTGTTCAGCAGTAAGTACGGCGATTGAATCTTCAAGTATCTTGACTCCAGAATCCTCCATTTCATTAAGTTCGGCCATCCGTATGACGTCTTCCTTCGTCCTTTTGGCTTGGCTTCCGTACTGCGATTTGTCGCCCTTGAATGCGTTCCATGCCCCATTCTCGTCTTTTTTTACAACAACTCCTTCAGGCGGCTTTCCGGTCAGGGCAGCAGTTGGCTGAATTCCGGCTGATGCTTCGATTTTGAAAAAATCTGAAGGTGACGAAGACCCCTCCGCGATGTTTTCATAAACCACCGAGTCAAATCCTTCCCGCAGAAGGACTTTCCTAATTTCTGCGGACGCTTCCATGTCGCCGTCCGACTCCATGACTGGCGGGTTGAATTTCACCTTTTTGGTGATTTGCACGACCTCTTTGGCAGCTTTTGTTTTACCTGCTGCTTGAAGCGCGTCCGCTACGTTATACCCCCATCCTTGGTTGTAATAAGTCACCCCGTTGAATTCTATTTCGGATGACTTGTACACCGAATCGCCTCCATCGGCTACTCTGAGTGGATTCTTGACGCTTAGTGCGACGTTAAACATTTTGCCCTGTCTGCCGTCGCGTGTCACTTGCCTTTCAATAGCCGCAGCTTGATGCAGAGGACCGAAGTGATGACCGATGTGAAGCGCTTTCTTGGGTTCAAAAGTGGTAAACCCAGTAGATTTACTAAAATGGTTTAATCCAGTTATAAACCCGGCAGCTTTTGCCACCTCGTCCACCAGAGCTTGCGCCTCCGCCGTCTCCGCCGGGGTGATGGTCCCGTCGTTGTGCTTGGCTTCCAGTGCTGCGTGCCGCGCAGACTGAGGTGTCGGAGTGGCGGGGGCGAGGGAGAAGCGGGTGTCGGGAGCCTGCGACGCGCCGGTTTGTTCGGCGTACTTACCGGTGAAAACGGGTTCCGTCTCCAGCAGGGGCATGTTAAGGTCCCCGGTGTTTCTGGACACGATCCCGCCGACTGTGGCAAGAACGGGCATGTTAAGATCCCCTGTGTTGCTGGATACATCCGCACCAACCTTTGTTAACTTGGGGAAATTAAGATTTTTTTCGTTGCGATACACTGACCCGCCAACCGTGGTAAGTGCAGGGAAGTTAAGACTTCCTTCGTTGTTAGACACATCCGTACCGACCGTCGTTAGCTTAGGTAAATTAAGGTCGTTTACGTTGCGAGATATTTTTTCGCCAACTGTGGTGAGCGAAGGAAAATTTAGTTCTCCTAAGTTGCTGGTTAAGTTTCCGCCAATCGTTGTAAGCGCAAGGAAGTTCAGGTTTCCGTCGTTGTTGTAAACGCCCTCACCAACCGTGGTCAGCGAGGGGAAGTCAAGGTTCCAACTATTGCGGTAAACTCCCCCACCAACCGTGGCCAGCGCGGGAAAGATAATGCCGCTGTTGTGGGCTACATCCCCTCCGACAGTGGTAAGCGCAGGGAAGTTTAGATCTTTTGTATTTCTGGACACGTCCACCCTAATTGTGGTTAACTTTGGAAAATTCAGATTTCCATTGTTGTCGTTTACAGAATCTCCGACAGTGATAAGCGCAGGAAAGTTCAGATCTCCATAGTTAATGGACACGCCCCCTGCAACAGTGGTAAGCGCAGTAAAGTTTAGATCTTTTGTGTTGCGAGCCACTTCCCCGCCCACCGTGGTCAGCGTAGGGAAGTTAAGATTACCTGCGTTGTTAGACACAGATCCGCTAACCTTAGTTAGCTCTGGAAAATTTAAATCTCCATTGTTAAAGGATGCAGACGCACCAATCGTGGTAAGGGCAGGTAGGTTAATGTCCCCTTTGTTAAACCACACGCTCTTGCCGACCGTGGTAAGCGCGGGTAGGTTTATGTCTTTTTCGTTGCTGGACACCTCTCCGCCAATTGTGGTAAGCGCGGGTAGGTTTATGCTCCCTTTGTTGGACGACATCCCCCCGCCAATTGTGATTAGATTGGGAAACTTAATATCCCCTACGTTGCCAGATACATTTCCTCCGACCGTTGTAAGCGCGGGCAAGTTTAGCTCCCCTTCGTTGTTGGACACGTCCAGTGCAACAAGCCGTAGATTTGGGTAAAATGTACGTCGTCCCATTAAACTGTAAACAGCTACCGCTGTTGATGGGTAGTCGTCGCTCAACATGTAGTACCCTTTTGCGCGAAGATCTCGGAGGTTGTATTGCCCTTCCAATGCGATTTTTACCGATTCCGGGAATTTACGTGCGTTTGGACCATATCCGTTTTCAGACTTTCGGCTGGCGAACATTCCCATAAACACTTCGTCGTCGGTCATACCCGCAAGGTCGTTCTTGACCTTGCTGATAAAGTCCCTGTCCGATAAAAATCCTTGTCCTCCGGGTATCTCCCCGCCGCGCAAAACTTTATCTGCAATCTCTGCCTGCCGCTCGTTAAGAGCTTGGCCTTCATAATTTCCCCGTGGAGGCTCTGCCAGTTTGTCGTTCCCGTCCATACGGAACGCTACTTGAGCAATGCCACCCTCAAAATACACGTAGAAGTCTCCGCCGTTGATGTGGGTCTCCGCCGTGGTGGTAGAAGCTCCCGTACACCATGGCGTTCCGGCGCAGGCTTTGTTCAGCGCCACGGCGTCCTCGTAATTCTGACTTTGTCTGAATTTTACCAGTCCCTCGTACCTGTTGTCGCGGTTGGCTTGGACTTGAGCGTCCATGGCGTCCGTGTAAGCAGCCTCCAAGGCTTTCTTCATGGACATCCCAGTGGCCATCTTATCGCGCAGGCGCGGGACCATCGTCCCGTCTACCACCGGGACCATCACTTGGTTTTTGTCCGTAATCTCCACGGCGGTAAAAGTCACCACGTCGTCCGTCTTCTTGGACCTGACTCCGTATTTGCTGGCGGCGAGAACCATTACCATCGCCTCGGATGGGGAGTAATCCGTGTTTTCCTTCAGGTAATCCGTCAGTTTCTTGAGGTCGTCCTGCCGTATCTGATTTACTCTGTCCGCTTCCTGCTGCTCCATTGCCGCAGCGGAACCGTTCTGCCGCATTTGATAGATGGCTAGTACTTCCGGAGTGGCATCCGCATGGTTGAGGTTGTTGGGGTCGTAAGTTTTACCATCAGGCTGGATCAGAATGCGGGTGTGGTACTCCCTGACCCCTTGTGCGGTTGCGGTCGGAAGGAGCGAACCCGGATTTTGGTTTACTTCGTTCAGCTTCTCGGAAGCGATCCGATCCGCATCTGCCAAGGTTTTGTCCGCTGGCTTGATGTCCTTGGCGTATCTGGACGCAAACGCCGCCAGTGGGATGCCAGTCGGGCTTTTCAGCTTCTCGATGTCCGCCAGTGACATTGCCTGCACCGGCGCGTTCGTCGCCCGCTGTTGCAGCTTCCCAGCCAGAATCTGCCGGTTCACCTTCTTGTAGAACTGTTCAAGACTCATGTTGGGGTTAAACCCCTTGGAGTACATCAGGTCGTCGAACCACTCGCGCACCTTGGCGAGGAACTCCTTGATGGCCCGTGTCATTTTGGCGTTGCCCGCGTAGGCTCTGAGCCACTCGGCTCCGTTGTTGGCCAACCCGGTCACCATTGCCTCCTCGGTGATCTGCTCGTCGGTCATGGTCATGCCAGCCTCGGTGACATACCGGTTGACGATGGCCTGACGCAAAGGGGAGTCGGCCAGCAGCGCGGCTCCTACATCGTAAAGCGCCCGCTGCTCGGCAAATAAAGTGGGGGTGAGCAGATGGGTCGTCTCGTGGAGCGGCGTGTCCAGAGTCATCCTTTCTTGGTTCAAAAAGACGACAGGCTTACCGTCCACCGGGGTGGTCGATCCTGCGACAGGAGGGGCGATGACGCCGGGAGCCACTCCGGTGTTGTTGATGACGAACGGAGCGGTGGTAAGGCCGAGCGATTGGATCGCCTCGATCATGCTCTGCGCACCCTCGACAGTCAGCCTGCCAGTCTGGTCGATCAGGTCGCTGGGGGTGGCTCCTTGTGACGCCACTGCTGGAGCCGCTGGCGGGACCGCAGGCGTTTGCGGCGCGACGGGCGGTGCCTGCTCCGTCATGGGAGGGACCGCACCCGCTGGTGCTGTCACAGGTGTCGCCGCTGGTGCCGTTTGCGTGTCCAACTCAACCGACAGGATCACGTCTTTGTTAAGGATCACGGACTCAGGGAGACCCCTGATGTCGATGCCTGAAATAATGTCCACGCCTTGGTCAAGGAGATCCTGCCGGTCTTTGAGACTGAGCCTTTCGATGGCTCCTCTGGCTGCGACCCGCATGGCCCGCGCTCCCGGAGCAATAGCCAGCCGGTTTTTCGGTCCTTTGTATTTGGCGGCGGTTTCGGCTGGCCCTGCGTAGAACCCACCGAAGTCTCTTCCACGTTTGCCTTGTTTTGCTCCGGTCGTCCGCATTGGGTCGATGCTATCCAGCCCTTCAGGAAGTTCTCCCGAGTGGAACAGCTCTGTGGGAGGGGCTTCGGTGACTCCCGTAAAACGCCCTGCCACGAGGGGCTCGCCGACGGGCGGCACCGCACCCGCTGGTGCCGTCACAGGCGCAGTTTGGGTTGGTGCAGGTCTCCGAACCAAGTCGGCGTCAATTACGTGGAATTTGCCGTCAGTCCCTACCACCACGTTGGCTCCGTCTAAATCGGATGCGGTGATTTCCACACCATCGGATACTTTTACAAACGTGTCCGTGGTAGTTCCAGCTTCTTTAACTTGGAACCCACGGGACTCCATGTATGCCTGTATCTCCTCACGGGTAGCTGGCCGACCTTCCGCAAAAGTTTGGCGGAACACTGGGTTTTTTGTGCCGTTCTTCGACCGGTAAAATCCTTCGACTGACAAGGTTCCATCCCCTATCAAATTATCAATGTCCATTGCGCGGTCCACCCGCGCTTGGAATGTTTCTTCTGAGTTATCGTTGTAGGGCTCGGACACTTTGATGACCGAGTCTCCGTCCCTGTAAACTGTGGATTCGGAACCCTCCCCTATGACTTCTTTTCCTTGCAGCAGATCCCCCGTGTACGCGCCCGCCTGAAGCGAGATGTCCAACTCGGGAAGCGCCTCTGCCGCAGGTAGTGCCCCAGCGGGCGCTGCGGGTAGCGTCTCCGCCGCAGGAAATGCTTCTGGCACGGCTCCCGGAACTGCCGCCGCCGCAGGTAACCCTTGCGGCAAGGCTGCTGGAAATGCCTCCGCAGGAGTTGTCTCTGCAAATCCGGGTGGCGGAGGTAGCGCCCCGGCAGCAGGTGCCAACGGGTCAGCGATGGTAGGATCAAACGCAATAGCCCCCGGAACTTGCGGAGCAGGGGTAGGTTGGAACTTGGCTCCCGGATGTGCAGCCGCAGCTTCAGGATCGTTAGCCGCTGCCGCTTGCTGGGCCACCCCAGCGCTGATGGCCTCGGAAGGTCTCGGAGCAACGGGCGGAAGGGGACGCATCAGGTTGATGCCGCCGAAGAACGCGCCGCCAATGGCACCACCAGCTCCTGCTTCGACGTTGTTCTCAAGTATTCCGGGGGTCTGCACTCCTTCTGGAGCGAAGGTTGAAGCGACGAGGTTGGACCCCACGTTGGCAGCAATTTCTTCCACCGTGTTCTCTCCCACGTCGGCGAGGAACCCGCCGGTCCTTCTTGCCGCGTTTGCCCCAAGTCCGCCAAGTCCGGCGAGCCTGCTCATCGTGTTCAACTCAGAACCAAGGCCGAAGATGTTCTCAGAAAGCATCTCGGTGGCCGCGTTACCAAGGACCATGCCCATGCGCTCCGGACCTTCGATGCCGTATCGGTCGGCCTGTTGCGCCCCGCTGCCTGCGCCCGAGGCAAGCATGGTGGTGTTGGCGGCGATTCGCCCGCCCAACTGGGCGCTGGCGGCTCGGGCGGCAGTTTGGGCGGCGACCTCGGCGGCAGTTCCGCCTACCAACTCGGCCCCGGCACCCAGTGCTCTGCCGATCCTCATCCCTGCCATACCGGGCGCGAGGAACCCGGCCACGTTGCCAAGCACGTTGCCGGTGAAGTTGGTCTTCCCCATGGACGGGTTGACCGTCAGGTTCTCCGTGACCGCCGTGTCCATCTCGCGGGCAGCTTGCTCAATGGCTTCGCTGCCGGTGAGGGCACCGACACCTTGCACGGCGGAGGTGAAGGTGGAGGCCGCGCCACGTCCGGCGGCGCTGGCGAAGGACGAGATGTACCCTTGGCCGTTGTCGTAGTTGGAAATTTGTTCTTGTCGCAGCGCGGACATGTCCGATTCATTCCACCCGGCTTTGACAGCCTGCGGCATGTAGACCTCATCCACCCACCGCTGCCGAACAATGTCCTGCTGGGAAGTGCTAAGATCGGAGAACCCGGGTTTTTCTATGACTTCGGACCAGTTCATTTTATAGGAAATTGTTCTGCTTCTTTCTTCTTCTCGGGGGAGAGAGGCCCGTTTGCAACCGCGCCCGCCTTGATTTTGTCTAATCTATCTCGGGCTGCAATTTTGAGGAAGTCTTGCGCGGTGGGCTGCGTTTCCCGACCCCAGTTGACACGGTCGCCTTTAGTCGGCGTCCAGTTGGAGAGATTTTGTTTGACGATGGTGTCCGCGTACTGGGGTGCGCCTGCTTGTCCACCCCTGAAACCTGGCCCACTGGTTTTGCCTTCTGCAATCTTCTCCAAAAGCGCGATGCTGAACGGCGGAACGATGTTGCCTTCTTCGTCCCTGCCACCGTCCATGAAGACTTGCCGGGCGACGTCGGCGGTGTTTGCCCCCCAGTATTCGTTCCTAGCAGTTTGGTTGGCTTGATCGACTTTCTGCTGATTGCTCAGAATGTCTCTGCCCCCGCTGCGGTCGATTCCGGGCGCGGCGGCAGTTCCGGTAGCAGGGTTTACCCTGATGTCTTCCGGTTTGACAGCCGCTGTTGCTGGTGGCCTCGTCGGTAGCCTGTCGGCTTTAAGCGCGTCGTTGAGTCGGGTAATAAGCCGGTTCTGCCTTGTCTGTGCGGGGTTAGCTTTTCTGATTTCCAATTCAAAATCCGCTTTTGTTTGCTCATCCATATCAGGACGTGCTTTGATGTCAGCTTGATATGCTTGGGAGTCCTCAACCAATTTGCGGTCCTTGATGGCATCGGGCGAATCGAGTTCTCGTTTTGCCCGCACCACTTGCTCTGCCGTGCTGTATCCACGGCTGGCATTGGTGATCCCATTAAGCTGCCGAAAGGCGTCGTACTCGGTAAGGACGGCGATTTTCTGCTCTGCCAACTGCGCCATTCTGGGGTCTGACGCTTCTTGGTAGATTTGCCTGCGATCCCCTATTGGCAGCACGCCGTTGAGGTTACCCAAGCGGTTAAGGGCACCTTGACGCAATTCAATCCCTTTTAAAACTTCCTCGTTTTGGGCTATTTGCTGGCCTGCTTTTGCATCTGCGCGGGAAGCCTGCGTGGCGGCGAGTGTTTGCTGTGCAATATATTTCTGTGCCTCTTGAACGCCGTTCGGGGTTAATTCTCCGGACATTAGCTCTCGAGTTGCTTTATCGACATTTCTGGAAGCTAAAGTGGCCCCCACTTGTGCCTGCGCTTGAAACTCGGCCAGTTTGTTTAATTGATCGCGTCCTTCGGCGGCGATGTCGGCTTGGCCAAACACTGGGACTTCCGGCATCTGCGCAACGCGTGGAATGTCAATTCTGTCGGTGTAAGGGTCGGTTCTATTCAGCATGTACCCCATCAAATCGTTGCGTCGCGGCACAGGTGCGGACACGGCGGGCGCGGTAGTAGACGCGGCTGGAAGCTGTGGCATGGCCTGCGGACTCGTAGCAGGAGCGGTATTTGGGACGTCCATTGCTGGAACCGCAGTAGGAGCAAGCGCAACAGTGCGCGGCATCAGCCCCGCGTTGAGCGCAGAGGGAGTCGGTGTAAAAGCAGGGGTGCTGACCGGCAAAAGGCCGGGAGAGCTAGGCGGGGTGGCGGGCGGGGTGTTGTCCGTCGGCGCTTGCGGAGGCAACATCAGTTCTCCGGGGAGCAGATCAGGAACAGTACCGGACGCAGCAGTCGGCGGAACAGTAAATGGGATCAGAAAATTGGTGTTAACTCCGGCTGTCATCGGTAAATCGGCCTCCGCACCATTTGCTGATGAGCCACTCGCATTTACGCTTCCTTCCCCCATAGGCGGAACCGTAGATGACGTAGTGCCATCTCCCGGAATGGCAGGTTGCGGAACCCCTGAAAGAGAAAATTCGCGTAAGCCCTGCCCGCTGCGGGAAATCGGGTTGCGGGCGCGGTAGGCGTTCGCCTGCGCCGTCACGGTGTCGTTGGCAAGCTGCTTGGTTCTGATGTCGTTCTCGAAAACCCGCTGCTTCAGATCGTCCCGGCGACCAATCGCCTCCATCATCATCTTGAAGTCGCTCGCCTTCTGCTCGCGGGCACGCTGGATCGCAGCCTCAGCTTGCAACTGGCGCTGCATCTCAAGACGCTCGTAGTCGCGGCGGGAGGTGTCCGCCGTCTGGAAAGACTGGTTATATGCGCCGACGGGATCTGGAGTAACAGCCATGATGTTAAGAGACTTTGGGCCAAGGTTTATTGCTGGCTTGGGTATACCTGTAATCTGGAGGTCCCACAAAACTAGTGGACAGCGCCCCCTGTCCTGCCACACCGGGTGCTTGTCCGCCGGTGATGTCGTAGCCGCCGGAGAGGTTGCGGAATCCGTTCACCGCCGCCGACGGAGCACCAAAGCTGGTCACCGCCTGCTGGTAGCCCATCGGAGGAGCTTGTGGCTGCAACAGGTTCTGGAGCGCTTGCTGGTCCGCCTGCCGTGTGTACCCTGCAATGCCTGCATTGATACCACCTGTGAGGGCGGCACCGGCGACACTGGTCGGCTGGTTAGCCGCTTGCAGACCGCCTCGTCCAGCGATGAGGTTCAGCAGTCCGGCCTTCTGCGGATCGGGCTGCATCCCGAACGCCAACTCGGCGTTGCGCTCAGACTGGGCAAATTGAGCCCCAAACTGGTTCTCCGCAATGGAGTTGCTGATGGCCTGACCGACGTCCACGAACATGGACTGCGGGTTCACCCGGCGGTTTACCGGATCGACCGCATTGAACATGTTGACGAGATTGTTCATTCCCGCCTGCCCTTGGTTCATCAGGTCCATGCGAGCGAGTCCGAGGTCGGCAGCGACCTGCTGGGCGTTGGCATTCCCGCCGCCGAGGGACTGAGCCTCGGTGCGCCGGGAAGTGATCATGTTCTGGTCCTCCATGGGGAGTTGACCGCGCAGGAAGTTCTGCGTGTTCTGCGACTGCTGGCCCACTGCGGCAGCAAACCCCGGATACAGGGTGTTGATCCGGTCCATCGAGTCCCTAGTGATGGCCTGATTGGTCTCCCGCATCAGGTTCAAGTTCGCCGGAAGATTGCGCTGGTTCCCTGCGATGGTGCTGCCCGCGATGTTGCCATATCCGGGATCGGACTTGAACATCGGACTGTAATCGACACCTGACCAGTCGAGCTTCTCGCCAAACGCGGAAGGGTTGGCGCGGGCGTAGGCCACGGCTTCGTCGAGTCCTTTGGACGCGGCGTTGGCACGCTTGTTGGCAGAACCGGCAGACATTGCGGAGCTAACTACGCCTCCGCCCACACTTACGGCAACTCCTACCCAAGTCATGACGGACTCCCTTCCAGCAAAATGTTGGTGTGCTTCATGATAATTTGATCTTCGATAACGGCCAAGTCGGTTTCGTCAGTGGGGTGGAAAGTAAGCCAGCACACGTCGGTGTGGGCGTACACAACACGGCGGGTTCCCGGTTTGGTGATGCCGTGGAACGGTGCGTGAATGGTAACGGCACCGGTCTCCTTTGTCCATACGGATAATGACCCGCTGACGATGACGTACTGGTGCTCCTGATTGTGGATTTTCGACGTAGCAAGCGTCCCTCCCGCCATGTACATGGTCCGGCAGTACATCCCCGGAGTAAACGCGTGGGTGACCGGGTTCTCCGTCAACGGGTAGTGGGTCACCATCTGGTGCTCGACATGGTCCACCAACTCCTGTGGGGAGAGGTCTAGTCCTGAAGCCCCGAAGGCTTCGATGGCCTCGGTTAAGTCAGTATCGGACATAGCGGCGGGTTCTCCTCATCATGGCCCTTCCGGTGGACAGCATGGTCCGCCCGGACTCCGGCATGAGGAGCGTGTTAAAATTCATGTTGTCGTTGCGCTGGTCGGCGGCGGTGACAGCGGCCAGTGACGCGTAGATCCGGTTGAGCCCCTGCTGCTGCCCTGCGGTCAGTTCGAGGGTATCGACGTGCTCGTACGCTTTGAGCGCCAACCGCCAGAGGGTGTTGTCGGAGAACGGCGCGAGGTCGGTATCAAACACCAGCGGCATGGGCTCGCGCAGGCCGTAGTAGTGGATCTTGCGTCCGGGCAAGGTGCCTTGGAGCCGGAACCACTCGTGGACCGGAGTCAGGATGGAGGGATGGTATCGCCCCAACTCAGTGCCGTTGTCGGTCTCGACGGTGATCCACCCACAGCGTTCGGGGAAGACGATCTCCACGAACTCGCCGACCGAGGTCCCGGTGGAGACGCGGCCCGGTCCGAGCACGATGTCGATCCGCTGCTCGCGGTTGTTCAGGTCGTAGTACTTGACGCCGATCAGCTTGCCGCAGTCTTCCTGACTGTCGGACCGGAACGTGACCACCCGCGAGTCGTTGCTCGGGATGTCGCGGGACAGCAACCGGGGAGGAAGGTGTTCGGCTTTGAGTTCGCAGCCCCGGACGAGCGGGTAGTCGCTTCCGGTCAGGTAGTCCCGGCCCAAGGCGAAGTCGGTGGCCACCCGCTTGGCGGTGATCTCGTATTTGTAAGCGTCGGCGCGGAGTTCGCGGATGTTCTGCAACTGCGCGGGCATCACCACGGCGGTGAAGCAGGTGAACGCCCCGTTGCGGCAGTTCTCGGTGAACGTCTCGGTGATCGCGCAGCCGTCGGACTTGAAGTAGAGCCACACCAACGACTCGGTGCGGTAGAGCATGTCGAGAGTCCCGTTGATCAGGTCCACGATCTCATCGCGGTTGGCAACGGGGTCCTTACTGGTGGCTTTGGCGACCACCCGGATGACTTTGGAGAGGGGCGCTGGGGTCATGTGGGTGGGGAGGGGATGACGAAGAGGCGACCGCTGCCCCGGACGATGATCTCGTCGAAGGGATCGGTGTCGGTGGTGGCGATGCGGTAGATGCTGTAGCGGATCTGCTGGCCGACCAACCGGGCGGGGCCGATGTTGACCGGGGCCTCGGGCGGTTCGAGGGTCCAGTCGATGTTGCGCAAGGCGTTCTGGAGGTCGGACACGCCGGGGGCCTCGAAAGCAACCTCGACCGGCACGCCAGGACCGGTAGTGGTGGTCAGCGTAATGGACTGCTCCTGCAACTCCACCTTGACGATGCCGGGGGTGTAGACGGCACCCTCGGAGTCGATGCTGGTGATGTTGTCTTGCAAGGTGGAAGCGCGGATGGTCCCGGACGACGTGGTGGTCGTGGCGGGGATGTCCACCCTCCAGTTGGCGCGGATGAACGCATCCATCAAGGACGGTGGCAGACAGGCCGAAGCCTGGGGCGTGAAGTAAACACGCACCGGTACGCCGGAGGTTTCGGAATCCTGATTGACTGCCATATGATTATGCTCGCATGAAAGGGTCGTATTGGCAAAGGAGATTCCCTTGCAGACAAGAGTTGGGTGGGGAGGTGCCGGACTTGCCGCTACCGAGTCCGCCGATAGCAAGATCGACGACTGCGCTGCCGGTGCCTTTGATCAGAATTTGAATCCACGGGGATTTGAAATCCCGGAAGATGGAACCAAGGGTAAGCGGCTCCGCATCAGCGTATCCGCTGGTCTCCCAAGTGGTGTTGGTGAAGGTGTTGCTGTACACCTGCTTGAACGGGTCCTTACCATTCGAGCGTGCATAGATTTCTACGCCTACTTTATCGCGGATGTCTGTGAGGGACAAATAGACATCGCCCCAAGAAGATGGGTTATACTCGCCCCCACGTGAAAGGCGGCGGGTCAGGATCTGCCAAGGGATCTGGACCGGGGTGCCGTCGGCGAGGATGTCGTCGCCCCACTGGCTGGTCCACTCGGCGAGTCCCTTGGTGCCGTCTGCTTTGCGCAGGATGGCGAAGATGCGGGTCTTGGTGCCGGTGTCGCGGACCTCGACGAACTGGATGACCTCCCCCATGGCGGCGGGCAGGGTGGTGATGCCTTCCCAGACCATGGCCTCGGGCGAGCGGGTGCGACCGGGCGCGAGGGCGGCGGTGACGTAGCCCCGGTGCCAGCGGTTGGGACCGTCGGTGACCGGGTAGACGGTGCAGGCAAGACGCTGCTGCCGGGACGCGACGTGCAGCGAGGTGAACAGCAGGAGGTCCTGCGGGTCGCGGTCGAGCAGGGGCTTGATCTCCTGACCGAGGTTGACGTGGGGGTTACCCGGCTGGGCACCCTCTTGGGTGACGTACTTGAGCGAGGTGATCCCCTCGGCGGTCCGCATCAGGAGTTCGTCCTTCCCCGGCCACGCGGCGTAGGGACCGGTGGGGCCGACACTCTCGTGGACGACGCGGCGCATCGAGGTGGTAGCCCACTGGGCTCTGGGAGTTCCGGCGAGCACGCCCCACATGCCGGGGCCTTGGGTGCCTGCCACGATCTCCGCCTGCGATGCCAGTCCGCCGCCACGGGCGGAGGTGACCATGTGCAGGCTGACGATGTCTCCCATCTCCTGCGGCGCAGGGAAGCTAACAGATGTCAGATCATAAGATTGGTCGCTAGTAAGGAGCAGGTCGGTGTTCCCGGTCAAGTTCAGCCGGTGGATGTGGTCACCGGCGATGAGTTCGTTGCCACGGTTGACGATCCAGATGCGGTCGCTGTAGAGCACCGGTCCCGCAAAGTTGGGGAGTCGTGAGGACGCCGGAGCGTTGGAGTTGTATCCGGTAGAGGTAAGTGTCTGGACACCGTCCCAGATCTGCGTGTTGCTCACGCCGTCGGTGCGGATGACGTAGTTGGCCGCTTGGGCAAGCCACGCCAGCCGCATGGGTGCGCGGCCTTCGTATCCGTCGGAGATGTCCTCCACCTTGAAGGTGTTGGCTTCCGGAGTGATTCGGTAAAGTTTCCCGGCGGCGGACTCGATGATGCCTGTCTCGCCGGTCGGACGCAGTTGCGAGGTGCTGCCGATCCGGGGGTCGTAGGCGATGGCTCCTTGGGTGTTGGTGGCCGACCACTCCTCGGGGGCGCTGGTGCAGGCGTACTCCACCCACGTCGAGCGGGTCTGGAACCGGCGCTCGCGGATGTGGAGGTTGGTCGTGCTGTAGATGAAGCTGATCCCCGCCGAACGGGCCTCCTGGCTGAAAAGCGCAATGGAGTCGTCTTGGAAAATTCCAACAGACGGCAGCGCGATGGACAGGGGGTCAGCAGACATATTAGATAACGAAAGCGTCCAGAAGTACCGATATGGTGGTGGACCCGTAAGTTCCAGTAACACTAGGGGTAATCTCTGTAGCCTCAATCTTGATCTGCTTGCTGGCCGGGATAGGCACCACCACTTGGTTGGTGACTCGGTCCACTCCCACCGTTGAACCGCTTCCGATCAGCGCGTACTGCTGGTCGCCGATTTTGATTTCGTACAGCGTAGACCGGGTTCCTCCAGAACTAGCCAACTCGACGCTGATTAGCACGGAACTGTACTTGGCGTCGTACCCTACTACCGATGTCAGGTTGTAATTAGTGAGAACGGTGGTAAACCCTTGCGCCGCAGTGTTGGCGCGAAAATACATCGTGATTCGCGAAATTAAGTGGGTGAACGTCGGAATAGCCTCGGAGTTCTCCGTGATCATATCGAGGAAAGACGCTTTGGTCAGGCGCTTGAGCTTCCATTTGCCGCTGATCTTGTCCCACATGGCAAACCCGAAGTTGTCCGTGGCGGTGTCCGCCAGACCTGCTCTGGTCTGCTCCAAGTCGGCCAGTACGGCTTCCTCGACCACTGGCACCCCGTCGTGGTTGAAATACTCGACGGTTTGCGGGGCGCAAGAGTCAGTCGAGGGGACAACGCGGTAGGCGAGCAGACTCACGTCGTCCGGGAACATGGCAGGCATGGGTCCCGGAACGATCTCCACCGGGCTGATCTCCTCGGACATCGCGGTGTTGGAGGAGCAGGTATGGCGGTGACCGAAAAGGATGCCGGTGGTGCTCTCCACTGGGCGGACGACCGCCATGTTGCGGTCCGGGTTGGCTCCGACTTCCCGGCAACCGGGGTCAAGCGCATAGACTGGGAACCCGTAGAGGGTGGACGTCTCGCAGGCGAAGTTGTCGGCCACCACGGTCGAGGCGCTGCTGGTGCCGACGTAGATCTTGCCGGAAGCGGAATCGAAAACAACGGGGCCGTCGTAGGAGCAGTCAAGGACATTGAAGTCTTCACCGTTGGCGATGACTGCTTTGCCCGATTCGGCTTGAATCATGGAGGGAATCCATGTGAACGCCACCGGGGTTACCGAGGGGGTGCTGACCCGTCGAGGCATCACGCAGGAGACGGTGGTTCCGAGCGCCGCGCCACATCCGGACGACGTGTAAGAGACGACAGGAGAAGAGGAGGAGCAGGAAGTGCAGGCCATGACCGGGGGATTCTACGGGTAAATCCTTGCTGGCGCAATGACGAAAAACGGCTGCTCGCCCCTGAAAAGCGAGCAGCCGTTCTGATCAAGCCAATGCAGCGGGCAATGTAACGGGCGATGTAGCAAACGGGCCTTTGGTTTTCGTTAAAACCGCCCACCGGAGTGACCCGGTGGACGGCCAACTATGTCAACAATCCGAGCTTCCAGTTTACGCGGACTCGCGTGATTGCGCAAGCATTTTCACGTTGGCGACGAGATTCTTGAGCATTCCTTGTTCGTTGAGATTCTTTGACTCCAACACATCCGCCATGGCCCAGTCCACCGAATCGGGCACCATCAGGCGGTAAACTGTGGTTGGCCGGGTTTGTCCCGTCCTCGCCACGCGCGCATTGAGTTGCATGAAAATCTCGTTGGAGTAGTTCAAACTGAACCACGCGATCTCGCAGCAGGTGCCCTGCATCTGGAGGCCGTGCGACACCGAGTTGACGTGAACCACCCACATTGGGATTTTGCCCGCGTTCCAGTCGTCCAGCCGTTTGGCGTCGAACTCTTGGGCGCACGGAATGGCGGCGAGGATGCGGTCGCGCTCGTGGATGTAGTTGGTCGCCACGAGGAGAGGGCGCTGCTTTAGGTCCTTGTGCAGTTTCTTGAGTGCATCCACCTTGGCGTCGTGAACCCATACCACCCCGTCTTCGGAAATTACCGCCCCCGACGTGACTTGTCGAAGTTTGGTCACAAGAGTGGCGGCGGACAATGCCACCACTTCCTTGTCGGAGACCTCGGCCAGTAACTCCTTCTCCAGCGTTTTGTAGACTTTGCGGGCGGCGTCCGGGATGGCCACGTCCACGTCCACAATCGTGGTGGGCGGAATGTTGAGATAGTCCTCGGAGCGCATCACGAGCGTGATGTCAGCGATGGATTGCTCGATCATTTCCTTGGCCCCCGGACGTACCGTGAAGGAGTACCCCATATAGTCCGACTCAAAGAACCTGCTGCGAAACCTGCTGAACGCCGTGCCCAGCCGGACGCCTCCATCCATGACGCGGTACTGACCCCACAGGTCGAGGTGAGAATTGGGGACCGGTGTTCCGGTGAGTCCTACGCACCGTCGGAAATGGTGCCTGTGGGTCTTCACTACTTTGGCTCGTTTGGAGGAAGGGTCCCGAAACTTGCTGATTTCGTCGATGACCAGCATGTCTGCTGCAATCGACTTGCGTTTTAAAAGCCCGTTTTTCTCGAAGGTTTGCAACATCTCAAAGTTGATGAGGTAGATGTCCGCAGTGCCTTCCCTCCATGCTTTCATGCCCTCCTCGGTGCGCAGGCTGACATACCGCAGATGGGGCGTCCACCGGGCGATCTCGGCGGGCCACGTCAAAATCGACACCCACAGAGGGCTGACGATAAGCGCTCCCGTGATAGCACAGTCGTTAATGAGGAAGTCAATGGCGTCTAGAGTGGCCCTCGTTTTTCCAAGACCCATGCCTGCGTCAATCGCGGCCTCGTGGTGGTCGAGGATGAACTGGGTCATGCAAATCTGCTGAGGCAGGGGGGGAAGTTTCATTTGTGTGCCTCCAGAAGAATCATCCCGGTGGCCAGACTATCGCAGTAGTAGGCAGGGACGCCTTGGGCCAGCAGCTTTTTGATCTCGCGGTACTGCAACTCCGTCGGTTTTTTACCGGGAGCTTTGACCTCAATGAAAACTACTTGTCCGCTGGGGGAGATGAAGATCCGGTCCGGGACTCCTTTATGCTGGGGGCTGACGAATTTGTAGCCCAGATACCCCTTCTTCCGCGCATAGTCGCAGAGAGCTTTTTCCAGTGTTGCCTCTCTCACGCCTTGATTCCTTTCTCGGTCAACGTCCAGAATCCACGGGTGGGGTTATTTATCAGGCCGTGACGCTTGAGGCTGGAAAGGTAGAAGCTGATGGAGTTGGCGTCAACGTCCGTCACGATGCTGCGGCGATGTATTGGTGCCGGATGCTTGGCTTTGAACTGCTTCATGATGGCGGTACACGTTACCGACTCCGGGCTGACGTAGCTTACAAAGCTGAAGGATTTTCTAGGCTCATCGGGAGCACTTTCCAGTTTCTCGGTTGGCTTGTTGACCGTCGTCGGCACAAACCGGCTCAAGTCTTGCAGCAACTCGCTGCGTCGGTTGTCGATGGCGATTTGGTCCAGCGCGAGGTTGTCGATCTGGTCGGCAAGACGGCGAAGATAGATGGAGCGTTCGTTTAGTTCGGATGCGTTCATAGTTGTTAGGTAGTTGGGTGGGGCTCCGTGGATGGCGGACGCGCTGCCCCGGACGCGCAGTTCTAGGAGGACAACAAGTAAACCCCCTCCCGCAATGCTCTGCACGGCTTACAGTTTGGTCATTTGGTGTAGTATGGGGTAATGGCTCCGGCGGCTTCAAGAGGGAATCCGGGTGCCCACGAGGGTATGGCGCAGAACAGGCTGGTCAGTTCCTCCATGGTGTTGCCGCGCTCGGGGTGGTGGTTGCAGATCAACTGATCGTGGACCACGAAGCAAGGCTCGTATCCGTGTTTCTCAGCGTTCAGGACGCCGTGGGTGAGGAAATCCGCAGCAGTGGCTTGGCAGCAGTTGTGGACGATCAGCGCCTTTTTCTTTTTCCCTCGGACGACGAACCTTCTCCTCGGACCACAACTGATGATGTCGTAAACTTGTGTTTCACGTTTGGCTTCACAAACAACAGATCTGAATCTGTGATCCCCCTCGACAACCGGTAAAGCAGCGTGGTGTGACCTATCCCCGATTTCTCCACTGCCTCGGCCAGATTGATCCTCCCCCAAGGGGATTCCACGTAAACAGACTTCCGACGGTTTCTGGTGTTGATCCGCCTGGTAGTCCACCTGCAATTCTTGGGGGTGTAGTTCCCATTGTTGTTCTCTCTGTCCAAGTCCAACCCGTGAACGTAGGTCGCCCCCATGTCCTCCCAGAACTTCGTAAAGTCCGCCCACCGCTTGCACACTGTTATCCCTCTGGCCCCGTAGTTGTGCCACGCTTGGTGTGTCGGAAGTTTGCACCTGTCCGTCATACTTCTCCACACTGCGTATGCTGGGTGACGGGACATTCCGTGCGATGTCCTGTTCTTGCTGATGTATGATGACAGAAATGGGCAGTTCTTGGAACAGAACTTTGCCTTCGTCGTCGGACCCATGTCCGTCTCGTGCATCAGCCTCTCCCCTCCACACTTGCACGATGCTCTCCATCTCCAGTGTTTCCCGTCCGGGCAGTCGTGCCTCTCCAGCACCGTGAGGTTCCCGTAAATTCTCCCGACATAGCGAGTTGCAGCATTCGTAGGCTTTTTCATAATTTGTGTTCTCTGACGGGGACCAGCCTTCCGCTGTCAGAATCAGGTGGTCAGGAGTAATTTCCAGTCCGTCGAAGTCAATGGTGGCACCTTTGTCGATTGAGCGCAAGCCTTTATGACTGACAAATTCAACTCCGTCAAAAACCCGCTGGTTTTTTATGCCAGTTATGACTACCCACCCATCCTCTGTCAGAACTTCGGTCTCGTGGCCAAGACAGTTCTCCACTAACACTCCGCCCGAGGTCCGGACTCGGCCCCACATCGCCTGTGTAATCGGACCGTGGTAGCTGATCTCGCTGGACGCCCAGATGCCTTCGCGGACGGTGCCGTCTGAGTTGAGCGCCCGCCATTTGTCGATAGGCATCCACTCGGTGTCCTCCTCGCCGTCGGCGTCCACGACCTTCTTGCCGTATTTGTAGACGGTGGTGACCTCGGGCAGAGGGTAGTTCAACCGGCGACCGGAGGGAAGCTCCATCACCATGTTCAGGTAGCCGAGCTTGCGGTGACAACCGAACCGGATCTTGTCGTTGACGACCTGCCATGTTCCGGGGGCCTCGATGGCCGCAACGGCGGCGTCCTGCATGGCGCTCCAGAAGCCGGTGATGGCCTTGTTGGCGGAGCGGTAAAGCTTGACCACCTCTTTGGCCTTCTTCTTGGGCACCTCGGTCCCGAAGTTCTTGGCCATGGTGGCAAAGGCGCGGTAGCCCCCGGCATAATTACATGCTAGTGCTAACGTCTTGCCGAGAAATCTTAACTCTTTGTCTACCTTGTCGTATGGGACGCCGAACACCAGCGACGCCGTGGTCTTGTAGAGGTCCTTGCCGTCACGGAAGGACTGGAGCAACTCATCATGGCCAGAGAGCCACGCCACCACCCGCGCTTCGATCTGTGCCAAGTCGATGTCGAGGAACTGGCCGTCGGCGGGGTGGATGAAGTGCCGGATGCAGGAGGCGATGGCCTCCAAGGGACTCCCGTAGGCCAACTCCAGCAACTCGGGGTCGGCGCAACCGCTGCGGATCAGGTCGTAGCACTCGTGGGTGTTGTCGATGGACGGGCGGCGGAAGTTCTGGATCTGAATGATCTTCCCGGAATGCCTTCCCGTGCGCGAGGCTCCGTACCAGAGGAGCGCCCCCCGGACTTTGTTGTCCGGGCAGACGGCCCCGCGCATGGTGGGTAGCTTCTTCAGCGCAGCGAAGGAGAGGAGGGCTCGCAGCTTGAGCGCCTTGACGGCCTCGGTAGTCATCGCGGCCCACTCGGGCTGCACGGTCTCTCCGGTAGACTCGCCGTCTTCGTCCTCGACCTCGCCGGTGAGGATGCGGCTGACGGTGGTGGCTCTCATGTCGTCGCCGGGGTAGCCGCGCTCCTTGAGCCACGCCAGCACCTTGGCCGTCTGGCCGGAGTTGTAGCCGGTGATCTCCCGGAACTCCTCCCCAGCGGTCAAGTTGAACGCGTCCACCAGCTTCTCCGCTTCGATCACCGCCGGGACGTTGATCGGGATGCCGGTGCAGTTCATCCGCAAATCCAGTTGGAAGCTGTCGAGCAGGAACCCCTCCAGTTCGAGGGACTTGAGCTTGCTGTGGATGCCGCGCTCAACCTCCACGTCCTTGCGGCAGTAATCGCTGAACTTGGCCCACGCCTGCGGGTAGGTCAGCTTCTCGCCTGCTACGGTGACGGTGCCGGGGTCGGTCGGGAAGCGCCGCTTGCCGGTCTTGCTGTCGGGGATGCTGAAGATCCTGATCAGCGCGGAGCCCACCTTGTCCTTCTGGTCTGCCAGTTTGAGGAACTCGGCGGCTTTCTCCAAGGAGTAGGGGATGCCTGCCACTCGGGCCATGGCGGCGGTGCATCGCCACTGGGTCAAGGCTGGCTGCTTGAATTTGAAAGTCCGCTGCCACTGGTATGCCGAAATTGCTATTTCAAAACCCACATTGTGAGACGCAATAATGCCTCCGGAGACGCAGGCTTCTCTGAGCAGCATGAGGGCTGCGGTGTTGTCCTTAGCGTAGCGGTCCCAGATCTCGACCGGACCGTTGTCCTTGCAGATCGCGCAGAGGACGATCTCGGTGTCCTCGCCCGAGGCGTATTTGAACGCGCCGTAGGACTTGAGGTCCTCGCTCCCAAAAGTTTCAAAGTCGCAATGGAACACGCTCATGTCAGTAGGAGAACTGGGGGCGTGGGGTGGTCGGGTTGATGTCGTGCGAGCGTCGCATCGTGCGCTCCCGCTCGTTGTCCGCCGTGGACATCCGTGCCATCGTCAGGTCCGTCAGCAGGAACCGGAGGTCGTCCTGAAGCAGGTGGTTGGAATTGATCTCGTCCGCGAGTTCTGCGGCCCGTTTGCGTCGTTGTTCTGGATTCATATATTTAGTTAGCTGAGAAAAGTTCTGCGTGTGCATTGAGGATGGCCCCGGACATGGTGGGCGCACTGGGAAACCGGCGCTTCCCGGCGGCGAACACGTAGGAGCCGGTTTCGTCATCGTCATCGTCGTGGAAACCGAAGATGATTGAGATGGCCGTTTCCGGGAAAGAGTCAAAGTACTCCTCCAAGTCTCTCAGGGCGTAGTCAATGTTGTCGCTCATTTTGTTATCTGGTTAAAATTACCGCAGAGACCGCTGCGGTGCCGGGATCTGATGCTTAGGAGAGGTCGTCCATGTCCTCGTCCTCGGCGTCGAAGCCGTCGGCGGTAGGCTTGCTGGCACCAAAGGGTTCGCCCTTGGCGGCAAACTGAATTACCTCCAGTCCGCAGCAGATCTTCTTGCCGTAGGCCGGATTGGCTTTCCTATCACTTTTCCCGTTCAATGAGAACAGGTTGATGCGGGCGTTGACGTAGTCTCCGGCCTCGGGGTACTTGATGTCCGTCTTGTCGGTGATGACACGCGGTTTCCCGGTGGAGGGATCACGCTTGTTGTCGAGGATGAGCGGGGCACCAAGGGAGTCAGCGCGGTTGGCGCTCAAGAACCACTTGTTCTCGAAGCCTTTGTAGACCTCATCTTCCTTGTTGGTATTCAGGTTGCCGTCGCGCAGGGCGCTGTCCTTGCCGGGAGGGACATTGCCTTTGAACTCTGCCGTGGCGATGGCCTTGATGGCCGCTTCCACTTCCTTCAGGGTGGCGTCATCCTCAATGATGAGGGTGCAGCCGTAGCGGGGTTTGCCCCCTTGGATGGCTTTGGCCTCGGTCAGGCTGTCGCTGAAGGCGAGACGGACGTTTTTCAATGTGAGTGTAGTATTCATCTGAGTTATTTATTTTTGCCGGTTGGGTTCCTCACCGGCAGGAGGTTTTCAGCGTGTGCTGGAAAGTTTAGGTGGTCCGTTGGACAAAGCGCCCTTTGACGCCAGCCTCTTCATTCAACCAAGTGATGAAGGTTTTGAAACTGGAGTTCTTCTGGTAGCGCGAAGTGTAGGCTTTGAGGTTCAGTCCGTCGCCGGGTTCAAACAGGGTCTCCCCGATTTGCAGGGCGTCAAACATGAGCTTGCGGCGGACGTGGATGCGGGTGGGTGGTTTTATTTGCCGTTCAATCTTGATCATCGGTGGTGGTGAATCCTTCGGTTGGGGCGGGAATGGCTGGGCGCTTGTCTCCGGAAAGGGCCAAAACTGGCTTTCCGTTTGCCCTAACTGTTAAAGCATCTACCGCCGTAAGGATTTCTTTCGGAACCTTGCAGTCTTTAAGCAACTTTGCAACCTGAGTTGGTGAGACGAGTTTGCGGGTGAAAAGCTGGTCCTCGGAAAGCAGTCCCTTGACGGCCTTGACGGCGGACTCCTCGTCGGCCCAAGCGCGGTTGCCTTGACGGCCTTCCACGAGCTTGGTGCCTCTGACGGGATTGCCCTCCATGGCCTGCTGGTGGAGGTACTTGGCGCAGCCTTCGATCAGGCCGATCAACTCCTCGGACCGTTGGTGGATGCCGAGGATCTGCTGCTGCGTGAGGGTGGCCAGCACCGGGATGTCGATGGTATCCACCAGTTCCAATTCGCACTCGAAGGCGTCGAGCAGCTTGGGGTCGATCCGGGCCAGCGGCTCTGCGGCCCTGACGTGGCAGACTTCCTTGGCCTTGCACCACCGGCAGGTCTTGAAGTCTGGGGCGAAGTCGAGTGCGGCCTCGGGGCCGTTGAGAATGACGTCCGCAGCAGCGGTGACGTGGCTGATGCTGGCGCGAAGCTCGCCGATAGTAAGCTGCCAGAGCTTCTCGGTCTCGCCGCCAGTGTAGCGGGGCTGGCAGATGCGGATCTCCACGGGGGTGGAGTCAGGGAAAGTAGTGGGGTGGTTGAGAATCAGGCTGTAGGCGTAGATCGCCAACTGCTCGTTATGCTCGGCCTCAACGGGGACTCCGATGCCGTATTTGAGGTCGGTGACGCAGATCATCTCGGGGCTGATGATGGCGTGATCGACGGTCCCGGTGTCCTGTGGGAAGTAGAACAGCGGCACTTTGGTCTCCACGAGGACTTGACCCTCCCAGCGGTTGGCCAGAGTCTGGCAGAGCCGGGTGTAGTCGAGGACGGGAGCGAAATCCTTGGGCAGGTCCTTCTCCTTCAGCTTGCCAAGGAGGATCTGCTCGGCGTAGTCGTGGGCTTGAGTACCCTCGTCGGCGTAGATGCTACCACGCTCGGCGTTGGCCACCACCTTGCGGATGGCTGGGTCAGGGGACTGGCGGCAGGCTTCGGTGAACGCGATGGACGCCGTACATTTTGACCAGCACGAGGCGGAAGAGGGAGAAAGCTTTGAGTGGGTGGAGGGCGGCATGTTATAAAATTGGTTTGGTGGTGTCGATAACGGCTTCGCCGAGGACGGTGTCTTGCCGCGCCATCACCCGCAGCCATTTCTCACGGCGCTGGGCGAGGATGCGGTTGGCCTTGTTAAGGGCTGAATTTTGACCGACAACGAAGGCGCAGAAGACCGCAGTTAAGTAGCAGATAGACGCGTAAATGGCGGCTTGGATGTCCATGTTGGAAAAAGGGAGGGGGTGGCAGGGTGTCCTGGGCTTTCGGTTGTCCAGTCCTACTCGGGAGGCTCACCGGCTACCACCCCCAGATTGGTCCGCGACTGCCGCTGTCCCCACCGCTACCTGCCCAGGTTTTGGTTATTAAGGGAAGCGACAGCCCGGAAATTGTTTATGCGAGGTTGGCCAACTCGGCGTGGAACGCCACGAGGTTCGCGTCGGGGACGGTGGAGACACCGCCGGGGGCTTCGTACTTGGCGAGGAGTTCACGCACCTTGCCCTTGAAGGCATTGACGGGGGCTACTCCGCCAGCCCCGATGACCTTGAGCTTGTGTGTGAACAGTTCTTGGACCTGTCCCCGCGTGATGGTGGGCACTTCGGGTTCTGGCTCGTCGGCGAGGTCATCGTCGAGCGAATCAAGCTCGGCAACTGGCTCCTCGGTCGCGGAAGCGGGCTCCGAGGCGACCTCGGCGGTTGCCGCAGCGGCAGCGGCCTCGTCGGCGGCGATCTGCTCCTTGGTCCGGCGAGTCCGCTTGGGTTTGGCGTCGGTAACCGCAGTCTCGGGCGGTGCTGGTGCCTCTTCTTCCGGGCAAACCCAGAGTGGCGTGGTGCAGACGCTCGGTTCGGCGTCTCCGCAGCCCCAGAGTGGCGTCGACTGGCTTTGCAGCTTGACGTATGCGTTATGGTAGTTGACGGAGCGGACGCGGGTGGCGACGGCGTCCTGAAGGGTCTGGTACGCCTGAGTCATCCGGAGGACCACTTTGGTATCGTGGGACAGATTGTTGGCTTGGATCAGGATCGTGTCAGCGAGTGTTTGTTCGAGTTCAGTCATTGTTTTAGTTGGTGATGAGGTTACCTTGTAGCGGGGTTGTGGTGTTGTAAAGAAGTATTTCAGAAAATCTTTTCAGTAGGCCCATTTCGAGTCGCCGAGGATCTCGTCGGAGTCCATCCACCACTCGTCCCACTGCGCGTTGGTGGCGACGTCCCAGTCGGGAATGGCAGCGGCGGCGTCCTTGCCGGTGAGTGAGACCGGGAGCCATTTGATGCGGTTGTTGGGGTAGATCGCAATCTGCCCGTTTTCGAGCTTGATCACGTTTCCCTCCTTGTGCTCCTCTAGCAGTTCCGAGTCGCCAACGTCAAGGATGCCCTGTGCCTGTCCCTCGGGCATGAAGTCAACGGTGAACCAGTAGTGGCCGCGAATCGGGGGCATTCCCTTGCCGAGGTTGACGATGACCGGCACGTCAGTGAGTTGGTCCTTGCGCCAGACCTCGATGCTCCCGGAGAGGCACTCCCACATCTGCACTTTGTGCAGCGGCAGCGGTTTATGGTCGTCCTCGGGCTCGTACCAGTAGACACACTGAGGCGGGATCTTATCGTAGCAGGCGGCATACTTCTCAATCCACGCCTGAAAAGCGAAGGGTCTGTTGCGCATGGCGCGGACGGAGACGAGCCACGCGGGCTCATAACGGTCGGCTGGTCCGCCAAACGCGTCGGCACGGATGAAGATTTTGGTCTTGGGACAGTTGACGTTTCGCATGGTTTTCGGCGGTTCAGGCTGGTTTGTGACAGGGCATCCAGTCCTCGCCGGGGCGTTTGATCTCACAATTTTTCTGAAGAGACTCGTAGGTTGACCAAGTTCTTTCCCCACAGTAAATCTGGATTTTTGCGACGCTTGTTACCATCCACCATTCGGAAAATCCGATACCCCTGATCACGCTCCCCGGCGGCACATCCTCCGGCCCCAGCGGCACAGTTACTGGCCCGGGTTTGATGCGGTATGTGCTAGGAGGGCAGGAACAAGTAAAGTCAAGTACTTCTTCCCAATCTTCACGGCCCTTTCTGTTGGCAAGAATCTCAATCGTTTTTCCGTCGGCAAGAGCTTGGACAAGCGGGAGATATAAATGTGCGTTTTCTTTTGTCATAGTTCCGCGATGTAGTGTGGGGTTGTGGCGTTGTCAAGGTGCAAAACTTGTCAAAGCAGGTCGGTGTCGCCTTCGAGGAGGTCGCGGATAAGCTGCCGCTCTTTGATGATCCCCCCGTAGCTGGCACCCACCAAGTCGTCGGTAACCCACAGAGAGTGGCGGTTGTGGCCAACTCCGTGCTGACCGACGTTGGTGAACCCCATCTTGCGGAGCGCCATTGAGACCGCCCTGACGTTGTGCTGCTTCTCTCCCCTCGCCCGGAGTTCTGCCTGCAACGCGCTAGACGAGATGATGTCCGGAAACACTATGGATGCGTTGCCTTCGTCGATGATTTCTTGGATGGTCCACTCGATGTCCGACCTCCCGGCATTGACGACGTTGCTTCGGGCGGAGGTGAGGGGTGCCTCACCATTGGGGTTGAACGTGGGGTGGATGGGGTAGTTCAGCAGGTAGTGTTTGGCACCCCCGGCCAACTCGTCCTTCAACCGGAACATCTGGGTGAAGTGACCGGGGTTGGCCGCTTTGAACGCGGTGATGTCCTTTTTGGTCTGAAAGATGGACTGGAGAATGAAGTACCTCCGGTCATTGTCGTCGATCCGAATGCCGCTGGCGGAATTGGATGCGAAAAAGTCGTTGGCGGTGTTTGGAATGGTGCGGGTGTCCTTGTTCTTCTGCGCAATGGTCAGCCCCGGATTGGTGATCTTGGCCTTCAAGTTGTTCATCCGGTCCTGCTTCATGTTGCCTTGGATTACCTCGTCGTAAAAGATCAGTTGCTTGTCCGCAGCCCACTCGTTGAACTTGCTTTCGATGGCGTCATCCCCTACCGCGACGTAGTTTGAACTGCCGAGAACCGCCTCCATCATGTCCATGTAAACGCCCTTCCCAGACCCCTCCACTCCTTGCATGAAGACCGCCCATTTGATCTTCTTGCCGGGGAACTGCACGATGTGGGCGAGGAAGCTGATGAGCAGCTTCTGGCATACCTCGTCGCCGGGGAAGTTGGACCCCGTGTGAAATTCAATCAGGTCTCCGGCTTCCTTGGAGGTGGATTTATCCGCGTCCGCGCCGGTGGCGCGATAGCTGTTGATGAAGTTGTCGCCGTCCTCGGTGATGATTCGCTCGTCACCCCGGTCGGGGCGGTATCTGAACCCGTCCACCCGTGGAAATGAGGGGATGGAGAGGACAAGGTCCGCCGGTCGGTCCCGTTTGCCCTCCTCGTCGGGTTCGACCAGCATTTTGAACGCCCCTGTGAATCCCTCCACCGGGTAGACGGTGCCTTTGTGGCTGTGGACGAATCTGTTCTCGGTGGCCAAAAAGGTCCATCCTGCCGCCCACGAGGGGACGGTGCCCCCCTCGCTCCCGTACGCCTCCGCAGCGATGCGTTTGGCTGCGGCGACGGCCTTGCGGACGGTGGGGACGCCCAGTTTGACCCCCAACTTGGCCAAGCGGGATGCCACGGCCACCACGAGGACCTCGGTGTCGGGCAGGGTCAGGTGGCTGGCCTCGGCGATCAGGCCGGGATAGCGGTTGATCAGAGCGTCGGTGTCCTCCTCAGCGGCAATTTCGTCCTGAAACGTGGTCAAGGTCTTGAGAGCGCCGTGCGCCTTGCCCCATCCTGCGGCCTTGGCGAGCCTCAGGAGCGTCCGGAGGGTGGTGACTGGGCTCCCCGCCTTGGGAGAGGGTCTGAACGAGCGCCATTTGGCTCGTAGGTCCTGTTCTGAGGTGTATTTCACCCCTTGGCTGCTCCAATCGTTGAAAATGGCGAATCCGGCGTCGTCGTAGTCCTTGTTCCCCTGCCCACATTGGTGCCGGATGGCGCACAGGATGCGGAACCACTCCTCGTAGCTGGTATCCGGGTCGATGTGGCGCAGCATCTCCTCAATGTCTTCCAGTTCGATGTCCACCAGTGGTGGCTCTTCGGAGACGACCTTAACGAACGCCGTCTCCGGGGAGGCCACGTTTGCCGGGATCTCGTAGTCACGGAAAGCATCGTGGGGGAGGGGGCCACGTTCGAGGTTGTAGCAGATCAGGGGGTTCGGATCGTCGTTGCAGGCAGTGGGGATGAACATCGGCTGGCCCCAACGGAGACTCTCCGGGTTGGCGGCGATGCCGAGGCTGGCGCAGACGTAGCGGACAGCCTTGGGGTAGTCGGCGGAGGGGAAGGGCTGCGCGTCGATGATGACCCGGACCCGCGCTGCTCCGGGTGCGGAGGACAGCGTGCGGTACAGGATGAAATTGTAGGGCAGCAGCCGGGGGAGGGCGCTTTCCTCGTCGATGAAGTGGCGGGCGTCCTCATGCACGTCCACGTCCACGATCACGAGGGAGCAGAACGGCATCCGGTCTTGGGTGCGGGGGCCGGGTCCCGTCGCCGTGCCTGCCACGATGTAGCGCTGTCGCTTGAGAAGCGCCTGCTCCGGTTTGGTCAGCAGGAGAAACGCGGTCCGGTCGATCTTCAGCGTGGCGGGACTGAGGAAGTATGAGCGGAAAAGCTCCCCGAAGTTGCGGGGCGGCAGAAGCTCAAGGCCGGAGGTGATGTCCGGTCCGCCAAAATAACGGACTTGACCAGCGGAAGGTGGTGGGGTAGGGGATTCGACAGAGTTTTGCATAAACAGAGTGTGCAGGACTTCAGCGGGCCAGATCCTTTCGCGAGGACTGGCCCGCGTTCTGTTTACCCCCTGAGCGTTTGGGCGTCAACATGTTTTTTCCGGAGAGGCTCCTCCATTCCCCCGACGCGGAGCCGGATTTTAAATTAAAAATTACGGGAGGTACTAGGTACACTGCTACTACATAGTGCTTTTGAACGCAGCGGGGATATAGAAAATTTCTCGTCATTACTTACAATCACGAATTTCTATTTTTCCCTATAGATTTGAGTATATAGTAGTAGTAGTAATTGAGTAATTTTAGCTTAATTTTAGGATTTTTTTTGGCGTTCTACGGGGAAATTCAGATTTTACAACTTGGTTACCCTGTCGGTCGGCGGTGACGCGCCGATAGTACCTAGTAGTGGAAATGAACGGATTTTCACATTTCTGTCCGGAGAGAAACATATTTCGTATGTTTGGCGACGCGATTTCTCATAGATTTTAATTACCATAATTTGATTTTAAGTCCAAAAGTTAAATTTAAGTCCATTTTGTGCCTCACCTGCCGTAAAACCGTCCGCCGAGCCAATTTTAAGTCCCACTAAAATCCATCTTAACATATCCAAAACCGTTTTAAGTCGCCCATTTGGATTTTAACTTTCTTTAAAAAACCACCAAAACCAACTTGACACCTCGACAACCCTGTTCATAGTGACTTTCTCATGACCCGTTCTGACATCCTATCCGCTGCATCCGCCTGCGTCACGCAGGACCGCAACAACACCTATGGTCCTCCCGAGGACTCCTTCTCCGTCATCGCCTCCTACTGGTCCACCTACCTCGGAGTCCCACTCGATGGTCCGCAGGTCGGCACCCTGCTGGCCCTCATGAAGATCGCCCGCCTTCAGCACAACCCCTCTCACGCCGACTCCTACGTGGACGGGGCTGGTTACCTCGCCTGTGCCGGTGAACTCGCCACCAAGCCCGTGGTAGTCCCGCCCCCGGTCGTTTCGGAGACCTTCGACGCGTGGATGAGCGCCCGCACCGTCACCCTTGACGACGTTGCAGCACGGAACTCCTGCTGGTCACCCACCGACCGCCTCCGCAGGCTGGCGGACATCGCCGAGCAGAACCTGCCGTTCGAGGTCTACGACCGCGAGCAGCGTTGCTGGGACGCACCCACGCAGCACCCGGCATTCTATGCCGACCGCGCACGCCTCTTCCCCGACATCCGCGTCAAAGAACCCATCACACCATGAGTTGCGCCCCCGTCATGATCCCCAAGGGAACCCAGTTCGGGTTTTACACCACGACCAGCGCCACCCCAGTCTCCGTCAAAGGCAACAACTACTGGGAGGTCAAGTGCATCTGTGGCGTGGTCAAACTGTGTAAAGGGGCCAACCTCCGGTCCGGCAGGTCCAACTCCTGCGGATGCGGTGCTGGCGACACCATCAGCCGCAAGGCCGTCGTCCGTCTGAACCCAGTCACCCGGACCGCATCAGCGGCCCCACGCAAACCCCGCGAGAACCTCTACCCCTCCAAACCCACCACCGCAGAACTCGCCGTCCTTGCCGCACTTCTGTCGGATCTCCGACTCGCCCTTGCCATGCGTAAATCGGGAGCCAAGTGGGGGGAAGTGCTGGAACTCACCGGACTCACCCGAGAACAAGTAGAAGCCCTCCAACCATGAACACCGACCTGTCTATCCCCCGCGAAGCCGTTGCTGCTGCCGGTTGCGCCCTCCAGTTCACCATTGCCGAACTTAGCTCGCAACTGAGCAACATGCCCGAGGACGATCCCGGTCGCACCGGCGTCGCCGAGGCGATGCACGTCATGCAGGACGCCGCCAAATCCCTGTACTCCGCGCTGCCCGTCCCCGCTGACCTTAGCGACCGGGTCAAAGCCCTCGAAGACACCCTCCGTTTGATCGACGACACCACCATCGAACTGGTAGTGGCCAACATCTGCCGGGAAGCACTGGAGGGCAGCAAGCCATGAAACGCGCCATCTACGTAGGCAAATCCTACCCGTGGATCAGATACGGGATGACCGGCACCCATTGGTCGGACTCGTTCGGCGCGGCGTTCCGCCCAGACGGCGACCCTGTGGCGATTATCGTCCCACGGAAAGACCTCTACATCCGGCCCAAAGACGAAACCAGACACTGCCCTAAACCATGAGCGACACCCCAAGAACAGACGAACGTGAGGCAAGGTCCGAAGGCTTGCACGACGAGTGGGCTTTCAGCCTCTGCCGCCAGCTTGAGCGCGAGCTTAACGCGGCCAATCAAAACCAGTGGTCACGCGGCATTCATAGCTGCCACAATGCCTGCGTCAGGCCCATGTGCGTTCTGAGGCGCGAGCGGGACGAAGCCGTCGCCGCAATAAACGACTGCGTGAATTGGGCTAACGGAAAAGAAGACGAATGGGGGACTCGCGCTGAAAACTCCTTTAACTTCCTGCATCGTTTCTTGGCCAAATGCAAAACCGACCAGCCAAAACCATGAAGAGATACGACCCGATTCACCGCTTCGACCAAGGTGGCTCCACGCTTGGCGAAATGGAACGGCGCGACGACGGCGACTGGGTAGCATTTGATGATGTCGCGGAGCGCCTCGCCCACGCCGAGATCCTTCTGTCCGATCTGGCGTCCGATTACTGGCGAGCCATCCTCAACGACCAAGACCCCAGCGGCGAAGGCCTCATGGGAGAGCGCGTCGCCCAGTATCAGTCACAATTACCAACCACAAAACCATGACTACAACCGACATCGCCACCTGCCTCCTCTCCATGATGGTCGGCACCATCGTCGCCTGCATCCTGCTCATGACCTACTGGGAAGTCAAAGACCGGTAGCGTCACATCTCAGACTGGCAACTCCTACAGACGATCCGCGCACCGACTTGGACCTCTACTCCCGCGAGTAGCGCGTCCCGGTCGGCCAGCGTCAACCCCAGTCCCGCCAAGTCCTCCACCGACGCCTCCGCCAGTTCTTCCGGCGTGAGGTAGTCCTCCATGTCGTCGTCGGCCTCGTCAAGTTCCAGCTTCGTCCATGTGACCGGCAGGACCATGGAGGGGTCCGGCTCGAAGTCACGATGGCATCTCTCGCAGGAGAATGTGAAGTGGTCCATGAATTTCAGGAATCATCTAAATTAACCAAACCGCAACTTTTATGTATGAATTATTTGACGACCCCCACTGGGGCTTGGACCCCTACGACGGGTGGGATGACAGCATCCCGAACTCGTTCTACGACCGCCCACCTGTCGTCAACGAGGACGGGATCGGTTTTATCCGCCGCACCAAGGAGTGGCTCGCCCTCCAGAAAGCCCGGGAGGAAGCCCCAGTCTGCGCGTGCGAGTTTAAATTCAGCCTCTCACAGGAGCGTTGTTTGAGATTGGCAGAACTGGAAGGAGATTCAAATCCATGAGAATCATCCACGTAATTCCACTTGGCGACTCGGTCAGGCACACCGCAGACTGCCAGTGCTGCAACGCGTTCATCGGGGACAACGGCCTGCGCGTCCACCACTCCGCAGACGGGCGGGAGCAGCGCGAGCGCCACGGAGAGAATGGCAACCCGTGGGGTCTTTACAACGAGGACGAAGTCACCGGTCTGCTGGTATTCATCTGTTAGGACGATCTGAAAAGCCGCTTCCGGACTACCCGGTGGCGGTTTTTTCGTGTCTGGATGCATATGTTAGGATGTCTGGAATTACGGGTAAAAAACTATTACGGGGGAGGGCGTTTCAGTGCATATGTTAGTAAGGTGATATGTTAGGAAGATGAAATTGGGGGTTGGAAAATTAATCTGGGTGCGTGGTCAATCTGGATAGAAACCAAGGCCCCGGTCTGAAACTGCAACCCGACAGCTTCGCTGCGTTCGCTCGTATGGGACCCTAATGCAGGTCCCCCCGCCCCTCTTTACGTACCCATCGCCTAAGCTATGCCGGGCGGAACCTTCACCCTTCACCCTTCACCTTTCACCCTTGCCAATTGTCAGGCTTTCCCATGGGGGGAATGGCAACGCATTAACTTCCGACAATGACCGTCATGTAAAACGCATTATGGTAATTATGGTATAACAACTTATGCGTCGATTACTTGCACGCCGCTTCCTAGTCTACGGCGGGGCGTTACGTCCCGCTCTAACGTTTCCTCAGCCTGTCCGTTTTCGGACGGTAGTCTCGCCATTCCAACCCATACCGCAGCTGCTCCCCCTCCGGTTAATTTGTGCTGGGCAGCTATTTGCTTCTCAAGTAGACCCATTAGTCTTTCGCTCATAACAAGCGCGGCGGCGAGCGCTTCACTCCGCGTTCCCTCGTGCAACTCGTCTCGTAAGTCGTTCAACTCTTTTTCAAGTTCACTTTGCAGCGTGTCGAATTGACTAGCCGCTTTATCGTATCGTCTCATTAAATCCGGAGCGGTTCTGTTGCAGAAATCGATTATCCCCGGACCTAGGGCAAGGGCGCGAAGCCTTGAAAAGTTGTGGATGGCAACGCTCATTTTCCTTCTCCTTCAAGTCCATTTTGTTCCAGTAGATACATCAAAATACGATACCTTAACCGCCCTTCATAGTGCCAGTTTTGAACGGTCCGGACGTGAGCGCCGATAGCTTTCGCAATTACTCGGTGGCTATGTTGAATCGACGTTTCGTCAATGCGGCGCTTTCGCCGTTGTTTAATGGGTGAAGTTTCGTCCGGCATAGTGGAATCAATCCACTAAACCGGAACACGTCAAAAGGAAAATTCCGGAAAATAGTTTCCAGCGTAGTAAAAAAGTAATTTGACTAATGCACGTTGCAAGCTTATCATGCCGCTCAACCTATACCTTAAAAAAAATGGAATTCAAACGTCACCCCCTCCGCCGTCTTTCCGATATCCTTTTCAGCCTGGCAATGGTGCCGGGTTTGCCGCTCGTAATATCCCGCCCGATTGCCCGCCTTTCCTCCCGCTTTTATTACGTCAGAAAATAGTTTCCAGCGTAGTAAAAAAGTAATTTGACAATTGCCCATTCCGCGCTCATTATACCGCTCAACTCCAACCAAAAATAAAAAAAAATGAAAACGCCCCTCTTTTCCCTTGTCGGTCAATCCCGTGACTGGTCCACCGCTTTCGCGGTGGAATCGTCCCGCGCCCCTCACGTCGTCAACGTTTTAAATGAGTGGGACCACGGCGTGTCGTGGGAAGTGATCACCCGCCCGATAACGGCGGATGAAATTCCAGTCACTTTCGCAAGCTGGAAAGAAACCGGAATCGTCGCCTAATTAATTCCCCCCCCCCCTAAACTCCCAACTAAAAAAAAATACATCATGAAAAAAATTATCTCCACCGCTCCCGTGAAAATCAAAAAATCCCGCCCACGCGCCAAAAAAATCCCCCGTGGTTTTGTCATCCACCGTGGGACCGTGGGCGGGCAGAAATATGTCGTTATTGCAACGATGAAAACCAATAACCCTAAGACGGGGGATATGGTACAAATCTGGTTTTTGTTGGTGGACATTGACCCTGTCAAAGGGGTAAAGACGGGGCTGGACGCGTCCACCATTTGCCGGGGATGCGTTTTCGCCGCTGGGAACGGCTGCTACGTAAATACTGGCAACGCTCCTTTGATGGTTTGGAACGGTTTTCACCGGGGAATTTACCCCGAAATTTTCCCTTTCCAGTATCAGGAAATTTTCGCTGGCAGGAAAATTAGATTCGGAGCGTATGGCAATCCTACGCTCCTTCCGCTCTCAAAAGTAAGGGCAATTGCAGAGGTGTCTAATGGGTGGACGGGTTACTTTCACGACTGGCAGGAAAACCCGCTGGCGAAAGAGTACGCTCATTATTTCATGGCATCCACGGAAACGGAAAACAGCCGTGTTCTGGCGAACGGCTTAGGCTTCCGGACCTTTCACGTTTCCCCTACTAAACCGGAATCTGCCATGGAATGCCTCTCCGATGCAAAGGGAATGACATGTGCGCAATGCAAATTGTGCGCCGGGCTGTCAAAATCCCGCCTCCCATCTATATGGATTAATCCTCATGGATCCAAAAAATCCCGCGCCATTAAAGCAGCGTCCAACTAAAAATCCCATGGAAAATCAGCCTGTTGATTTACTGGAATATATCGGAAAGGCATTTTTTGCCGCTCTAATTTTTGCCATCTACATGCACACTATGCCCATTTAATAAGGGAAAATTTCCCCCCGCTTTAAACGGCGGGGGGATTTTTTTTGCTTGGCAGCACCGCGACCGGCAGCACCGCGACCGGCAGCACCGCGACCGGCAGCACCGCGACCGGCAGCACCGCGACCGGCAGCACCGCGACCGGCAGCACCGCGACCGGCAGCACCGCGACCGGCAGCACCGCGACCGGCAGCA